CTACACCATCATCTCGCGAGGCACTTGGCCACTTAGCGGCGCGGCAGATAATTGCCGTCTGCTGGTCAATGCGCAGTTGAAGGCATGGAAGGATGCAAACCGACCCGGTCTATATGCGGTCGCAGATGGGGAGGCGATCTTTGGACCTGCCAATGCGCAGGTTACCACAAACTTCTTCTCCGATCTGATCCACCCGAGCCCACGCGGCATGTATGCCTTTGTGACCACCGTCCTACTGCCTATCCTTCAGGGGATGGTCTCAGCAGGAACGTATTATGTCACAGACCCGGCAGACGCTGGAAACCTTCATCCCGACAAGGGGATGCTCGGCACATCGGGGACGAAATCGGGTGCCGCTCCGACGCCTACCGGGAACGTTGCGAACAACTACAACGTCAACCGAGCAACCGGCACGTCGGTTATCACCTGCTCTAAGGAAGTCATTGACTCAAACTACGAAAAGCAGGTTATCGCCATTGCCCCGGCAAGCGACGGGACGAAGGTTCATGCGATCCGTCTCCAGCGCATCACCAATCTAACGCTTGCGTCTATGGGTATAGCTGCGGGTGACTGGTTGATCTTCCGGCAATATGTCGAGATGTCGGCGTGGGATCAGTGGGTCCAAGCTTCGGCAACTTTCCAACTATCGGCGGGTTCATCCACGAACACCATGTCCTCGTTCATCATGCGGCCTGATGTGACAACCGGTGCTGACATATTGCCGAGCGGTGGATTTGCTGGCTGGTTCATCTCGGACCCGATACAAGTTCCGGCTGGCACTGACACGTTCCGAGCCTCGCAGTCCGCCAACACCCTCAGCCTTATGTGGAACAGTGACGGCGGCGGCAATGGAGTTGTTAAGCTGTCAAAGCTTGGCGTCCAGAAGGTAGCAGCGCCCTACACGGCGTGGAAGCTGGCAGCCTAACCCACCCCGGCCCTAACCAAAAGTGGAACCCTATTGCCCACATCTCGCACGGTCCCACAGTGGGCCAAAGACCGCGACACGCGAGGCATCAAGCACGGCTACAGGTCTGGCCTTGAGGAAAAGCTCGGAGCCCAGATCAAAGGGCACGGCCAGCCGGTCCTCTTCGAAACCTTCAAGGTCCCTTACGTCATCCCAGAAAGCCTCCATCGCTACACGCCAGACTTCTTGCTGGCCAATGGCATCATTGTGGAAGGCAAAGGGATATTCGACGCACAGGACCGTGCCAAGCATCTCCTCATCAAGGCCCAGCACCCAGAGCTAGACATCAGGTTCGTCTTCACGCGAAGCAAAGCGCCCATCACTCCGGGGTCCAAGACTACCCTAGCTGAGTGGTGTCTCAAGCACGGCTTCAGGTATGCCGACAAGGTGATACCCGAAGGGTGGTTTCATGAGGCCGGGCCTGCGGTCAACCCAATGGAAGTCATCAAGGAGGTGCCTAGTGCTGGCACCCGGAGAAACAAAGCATCATGAAAACCGGACTGCTATTCCGCATGGGTAGCTTATGGGTAGGGGCTCATTGGTCCCCATACAACAAGCGCCTATGCATCAACTTCCTGCCATGCTTGACGTGGTGGATTGTCTGGCCTGGGGGTAACCGCCCACAATGACCCTCCATCCCAACTGGAAGGACATCCTCCTGAAGGCATGGAGCCTACGCTTCTTGGCCATCTCCATGCTGGCTCTAGGCCTGAACACAGCGTTCCCCGTGTTGTCGGCATGGTGGCCCTACTCGCAGCCCTTGCTTGTTGGCATCGGCTTCCTGAGTGGTGCGCTCACTGCCATCTCTCGGGTGATCCCTCAGAAGAACCTACCGGGTCTGACATGAGCGAGGTGGTAACCTATAGCTTTGGCTACGGGGTGCTCCTTGCGCTGGCCTGCGGGGTCATCTGGTTTACCAATAAGGTCAAGCTCTGATGTCCGGTGTATCCCTACGCACAAAAGCAATTGGGGCCAGCGCCGCCGTGGCACTCGCCATAAGTGCACTCATCGTGCCAAGCGAGGGGTTAAGCCTCAGGACCTACAGGGACCCCATCGGCATCCTCACCTACTGCTACGGGGAGACCGCTGGAGCTGTAGCCGGAAGAACCTACACGCGAGACCAATGCGTCTCTATTCTTGACGCCCGCGTGAAGTCGTTTGAGAAGAGCGTCTCGCTGTGCCTCAGTGACTACCCCAGCCTGCCCACCCCCGTGCAAGCCGCTGTGCTCTCCATCAGCTACAACGTCGGGACCGGGACCATGTGCAAGTCCACTATGTTCTCTAAGCTCCGTGCTGGTGACATCCTCGGGGCTTGTGGGGAATTCCCCAAGTTCACGCGAGCGGGAGGCAAAGAGCTCCCCGGTCTCGTAAAACGCCGAGCTGCTGAGCGTGCAGTCTGTCTCAAAGGAGTTCATTGATGGGCTTCCTTGCTGTGTGGACTACAGAGATAGGTACTGACTCATGCGCCTTTCTGCCGTGCTCCTCAGCATCCAGACCCTCTAACCCAAGGGACACGCAGCCAGCATCATGACATGGCTTTACGGAAAACTCCAGTCATACCTAGCAGTCGCCGGGGCAGTCATAGTGGCCCTAGCCTACGTATTCCTCAAGGGTAGGGCCGAAGGCGTACACGCTTCGGAGGCCGCAATCAACAAAGAAACGCAAGAGGCCAATGAGAAGTTCCAACAAATTGATGCTCAGCGCCCTGATTTCGATGGGGCTGTTAGCAAGCTGCGGGACCGTAGCAAACAATGAGCCGCCGCCTAACGCTATCCCTTACGTTAGTTATGCTGTGCCTGCTCCTCATCCCGCTGGCATCGTGCTCAACCACCGTCAAGTACCTGTGCCCTCAGCTCGCCCCGCCGCCGCCCAAAGTGGTGGACAGCTTGGAGACAGCAGGGAGACAGGACCCCTCCAGCGCGGTATGGGTGACTGGCCTGGAGAAGCACTACGAGAAGCTGGACACCTGCAAGCCGTAAGGTATCCGACCATCAGCGAGGACCCTAAAGCCACCTCCATGCCAACCTCCGTTGCTACCCACTGGCTCCCGTCGTGGGCCATCGTGTGGAAGCTTCTGGCTGCGCTGGCCTTAGCGGGTATCGGCTGGGGTCTCGCCCTTGAGCGCCACCTAAAGCTTGGCAATGCGCTGGCTTTGGTCAACCAGTGGCGTGTCAAGGCGATGTCCTTCCGAGCTGCCGCCTAGTGGCCAAGGTCTTTCAGGCGGTAGACCTCCTTGTCCTAGCGCTGATTGTCCTCCTTGTGCTCGGCTGTGTGCTGGCCTCATGCGTCCCTCCAGTCCCGTGACCGGCAGCAACCAACTGACATACCGCCACCGTGAGGAGACCAAGTGGTGCATCCTCCACGACAGCCATACGCTCCCCGGCCAGCTTCGGCCTATCGAGTGGCTTAAGGTCCACGGCAGGATAAACGGCCTGCTCTCCATTGGGTATCATTTCGTAATCTTTGAGGATGGCGAGATGGTCTCATGCCGGGAGCTACAGGCACAGGGCTCCCATTGCAGAGGCTTCAACCACAACTCGGTAGGGGTCTGCCTCATCGGGGGCTTACGCCAAAGGCCCGGCGAAGATGGCGAGCTGATTGATGTCCACTGTGACACCTTCACGCCAGCCCAGAAGGACAAGGTGAGGGCCTTGATGGTCTACCTTGAGGCACACTTCCCCGGCATCAAGCTCCGGGGTCACACCGAAATGGGACGGCATAAGGATACCCATAAAGGTTTCCCATGCCCAGCCCTCAACATGGACGACATACGATGTTCCAATCCGTAGCTCCCATTGAGCTCACCCCCCAGCAGGGCCGGGTGATGAATTATCTGAAGGGCGGCTCAACGCTGACCAACATGGTGGCCCTGAATGGGCTTGGTGTTGGCTCATTGACCAGCCGTATTGCTGAGCTCCGAAAGCTCGGCTTCCCGATCACTGACCGCTTCGACGTGGACCAGTTCAACAGGCAGTACAAGAAGTATGACCTTGATGCCACGGCCCCGTGCCCGGCCTTCACCGTCAAGGGCGAGTAGCGGCCACCCTCACTGGCACGACCATGGGGACATTGGGCTCAACCCTACTGAGGAAGTCTTTGAGGTAGATGAGCCCCGGCTCTCCTCCATCCTTGGTCCAGACGGTGAGCCCATCCCCTATGCAAGCAAGAAGCTCGGCTACATGGGCTTCACCAAATTGAGAGAAAGACACGATGCAGATTAACATCATGGGCCTTGTGGGCCTGCTTCTCGTGGGCCTTAAGCTCACCGGCTACATCGCGTGGTCTTGGTGGTTGGTTCTCCTGCCATTCTGGATTGGCGTCCCGATTGTTCTGGTGTTCCTGCTCATCTGCGCCGTGGTGGTCGCATGGGCAAACGCAAGGTAGCCAAGACAGCCGACACCTACGTCCGCTCCATCGTAGACCACAACGCCAACATGCTGGTGCCTCACTACCTGATGGCCTGCTACGCGTACTACGTGATGGACAACCCGATCATCAGCGATGAGCTTTTTGATCACATCACCAAGCGGCTCATCAAGGAATACGATGGGCTGACCCACTGGCACAAAGAGCACATCACCATGGATGACCTCATAGCGGGGACAGGCTACGCGCTTGTCTACCCGGTGCGGACCGTGGGGGCGGCTCAGAGGCTAAGCTACATGCACGAACACGGAGAGCTTAGGTGACCCAGAAGGAATACCCGGAAGGAAACGACCGGGTTATCAGCAAGGGGCCGTGCGAGAAGTGCGGCTCCAAGGACAACATGGTCCTGTATGGCGATGGCCACTCCACGTGTTTCACTCCCGGCTGTGGGAACTACAAAGCATCCAGCGCCGAGGTTGAACACACGGAGAAACCTTCACACAGCGCCGATCTCCTGAAGCCAGACGCGGGGAGTTGGCCAGCCGATGGCCTTAAGCTACGCCGTCTTTCTCTGGACACAATGCGCAAGTTTGGCGTGTTCCTTCCCGGCTATAATGGGCAGCGGGTGCAGGCCTATCCGTACTACAATCCTGATGGGTCTGAGGCGGGCCAGAAGCTCCGTTTCCCGGACAAGACGTTTAGCTTCCTTAAGGCTGAGGGTGCGACGCCTCTTCTCCAGTGTCAGCTCTTTGGCAGGCACGTCTTCGGTGACCGATACGACCGGCAGGTAATCATCACTGAGGGTGAGCTTGACGCCATGTCGGTGGCCCAGGCAACAGACTTTAAGGTGGCTGTAGTATCCATCAACTCGGGGGCGGGCTCCGCAGTCAAGTGCTTGAAGAGTTCCTACCTGTGGCTAGACCGTTTTGAGGATATCGTCCTCTGGCTGGACAATGATGCCCCCGGTATGGAAGCTGCCGAGGAGTGCGCCAAGCTCTTCAAGGTGGGTAAGGTCCGCATCGCCAAGCATGCTGAGTTCAAGGACGCATCGGATGTGCTTCAGGCCGACCGACCGGGAGACATCAAGACCACCATCTACGGGGCAGCCAAGTGGAGACCCCGTGGCATCGTCAACGCAAGGGACAATCCTAGTGATGTCTTTGCGCCGACCGAGAAGCTAGCCTCCATCCCGTATCCCGGCATGATGCTACGGCTTCAGGAGATGACTGGCGGGATGTTCCCCGGTGAGGTCAACTACCATGTGGCTGGCACAGGGGTGGGCAAATCGACGGGCCTTAGGGAAATCCAGTATCATTGCGTAGAGCAGGGCCACAAGATCGCTGTGCTCAGCTTTGAGGATACCATCAAGGACGCAAAGTTCGGCCTGATGTCTATCGCCGCCGGGGAACGCCTACAGCTCCGCGAGCTGCCCGACCCTGAAGATACCAAGGCGATGGAAGCCTACAACAGCTACATGGCGAAGGTGCATGAGGTTGTCTTCGGGCCCGGACTTGTCGAGCTCTTCGATCCGCAGACCGCAGAGTGGACCATGGAGGCTATCCTCGGGTACGTCCGCTACTGTGCCAAGGCGCTGGACTGCAAGGTCATCTTCTTGGACCCCATCAGCTTCGTGGCGGCAGGCATTGACCTCAGTGCCGATGAGCGCCGCATGCTGGACTTCGTGGCCAAGGAATTCGCCAAGCTCGCCAAAGAGCTGGACATAGTGATTGTCATTGCGCACCACCTGAAGCGGACATCAGGTGTCCCCCACGAGGAGGGTGCCCCAACGTCCCTCAATGAGCTTCGTAGCTCTGGGGGTCTAGCGAACTTTGCGACCGCCGTCATAGGCTGGGAGCGCAATAACCAAGCAGCAGGGGACGCATGGCGCGTTACCCAGAGCCGCATCATTAAGCCTATCCGCAGGACAGGCAAGTCGGGACTGGCCGATGTTCTCTACTACGGGGAAGACGGCAGGCTTGTACAGTCCCCCATCCCATTCCCACCCATAGGCAAGCCCGATGGCCAAGACACCACGCAAGGTGCTGGCGGGTTTGGCCCTGTGGACTACTAAGCAAGGATCACTCCAATTCTCAAGGATGAAGGCGACCTCCTCAAGGAGACCGCTGCGGACCTGCGTGCCCGCGTGATGACAAGCCAGATGTTCGCCCAGGTGTTGCTCAAGGGCTACCACGCCCTGCGCTCCTACGGCGTGGACTTCATGGCTCTGCGGGAGTGGAAAGAGAACGGCATCTTGGATGAAGCCCGAAAGCTCAAGCCAGTGCCCGCCTCCGAAAAGATCATCGCCTACCTGTGCCGCTTGGAGAATGCCATCTCGGCAGCCATCAGGCGCAAGGGCTTCAAGACCATCGTGGACAACACCACGCCACCCGAAGACTAGAGGGACCAACCACCATGACACTCGTAGTTACTTGCAAGCACGACACCGAAGAGCTTGAGGCCAACATTCCGTATGAGGTGCTGGATGAGCGAGCGTGGGGTTACCGCCTGTTGGTAGGGCGGGTGGCTCAGTGGTTCCGCAAGGATATGTTCTTCAAGCCCCGCATGGTGAGTGTAGCGTGAGGCCATCTGGCATCGGGCGAAAGCTCGGAGGCGACATAGAGAGTAACGGTCTGCTGCACGCCCAAGGCAATATAGCAGCGATGACCAAGACGCACTGCATAGGGTATCTGGACAAGGACACAGGCGAGGAGTTCTACTTCGGCCCTGCTGTACCAAAAGGCCACCCAAAGTGGGACCCAATCATTGGGAACCCAGCAGGCAGCGTGGAGGATGGCGTTAGGTTTGCCGAAGAGGCGGACACGCTGGTCTTCCATAATGGCATAGACTTCGACTATCGCGCTATGGAAAAGTTCCATGGTTTCGTTAGGCCGAAGCGCTCATGGGATACCTTCATCCTCGCCAAGTTGGTGTGGCCTGCGGAAGTCCTCCTCGGGCCAGACCTAGTGCGTGCCCGCCAAGGCAAGCTCCCCATGCAACTCCTCAAGTCTCACAGCTTGAAGGCATGGGGCTACCGGCTGGGCGAGCTCAAAGACGAATACCGAGGGGACTACGACAAGTACCCTGAGGATGGCAACCCGGCAACTGATAAGCTCCGGTATGAGAAGCGCTGGGAAGAGTGGAACCCATACCTTGCGTCCTACATGATGCAGGACAACAGGCCCATGGTGAAGCTCTGGAAGCTCATCGAGAAGAGGCTTGGCTGGGTGGAGCCCGAGAAGGCAGACCTAGTGTGGCCTGAGTTCGTCATTGAGTATGAGCATGAAGCCGCCCACATCATTGCCGAGCAGGAAACCTTTGGGGTCAACTTCGATGTGGAGAAGGCCCGGAAGATGGAAGCCAAGCTCCTCAACGAGAAGGCCCGCCTTAGCCGTACCCTTGAGGAAACATTCGGTTCATGGTGGCAGCCCGGCGATGAGGTCACCCCGAAGATTGAACGCAACGTCAAGCGAACGGATTTGCCCAATGTCACCATCAGGCGTATCGGGAAGACCGGCAAAGAGCTCCAGCCATACGTGGGGCCACCCATGGAGCGTTATGCACCTGACGCCCCCTACACGCCAATCGAACGGCTCACCTTCAAGGCGTCATCGCGTGACCATCTGGGGATGCGGCTACAGGATGTCTATGGGTGGAAGCCCAAGAAGTTCGGCAAAGGCAAGGATGGCCAGCAGGGCAAACCTACCGTAGACGAAAGCGTCCTTGAGGAAATCCCTGAGGCTGTCCTTCCGAAAGAAGTGCGCAAGCTCATCCTAGATTTCTTCGTGGTCAACAAGACGCTAGGTATGCTTGGTGCGGGCTCAAAGGCTTGGCTCCATCTCGTTGACGATACCGGCAGATTGCATGGCCGCGTGGATACCAACGGGGCAGTCACAAGGCGAGGCACCCACGCCAACCCAAATCTAGGCCAGTGCCCAGCCGTACGCAAAGCCAAGGTGGTTCTCCCCGATGGCACCAAGACGGAGGTCATTCTGTATGACCTTGAGGGACGCTATGGCTACGAGTGCCGTGAGCTCTTCACCGCCGATGATGGGTGGGAGCAGACAGGTGTTGACGCCAGCGCCCTAGAGCTTATCGACCTCGGGCACTACCTTGTGCCGTACGATGAGGGGGCCTTCCGTGACCGCGTATGCGATCCGAAGAGAGACCCCCACACGGAGCACGCTGAGCTAACGGGCCTAACCCGAGGCGATACCAAGACGGCCACCTACCTGTATATCTACGGTGGGTCTGCCTACAAGCTCTCCCTTGACATCTCCATTGAGGATGACGAGCTGCCCGAGCTGCTTATCTACCGTGGGCTGCCCATGATGCTCCGCTCCTTGGCCAAGCGTTTCGATGACGACTTTGTGGCCAAGCTTGATGACCGGCAGAAAGCCAAGATAGTCAAGGCCCGCAAGATTATCCTCAGCTTTGAGGAGGGCATCACGGGCATCAAGGACCTCAAGGAGAATGTCACGAAGGCAGCCGAGAAGGGATGGCTGCGGGGTATGGACGGCAGCCGCCTCCACGTCCGCAAGTCCCATGCTGCCCTCAACACGTTGCTCCAGTCGGCTGGCGCTATGACGTGCAAGCTGTGGATGGTGTTGACCCACCGCAAGCTCCGAGCTCGGGGGCTTACCAATGGAGTGGACTTCAAGCAAGTCCTCTGGGTCCACGATGAGCTCCAGTTTACCCACAAGCCGGGGCTGGCAGACGTAATCAAAGAGTGCGCCTACGAGGCAATCCGTGAGGCTGGCGAGATGCTGGGCCTTAGGGGTGTATATCGAGGTGACGCCAAGACTGGCGCTAACTGGGCGGAATGCCATTAGTGCTATATCACGGCCCAATCCCAGAGATGACCTGGGAGGCAGCGCTCATGGCCCACCTTCAAGCCGGGCTACATGTTCAGGGCAACTTTGCTCGGGCCTATGCCGCTGAGGTGGCGCTCGCTGCCTCCCTCGGGTGGATAACCACCGTTGACCCCAATGGCCAAGCATATGGCCGCGTCTGGCACATCACCGTGGCCGGGCTCACAGCTCTTAACAATAAGGAACTCATGAAGTGATTACGCTTCTGTATTGCCTTGTGCTCTACCTCATCCTCAGCACATCGGCTGCCATCATCGTTATGGCGGGCTATGAGGCTGAAGCTTTCAAGCCCGACCTAATGGACCGCGTGATTGCCTTCTTGGTCATCCCGTGGGGCCTGCTTCTCGCCTTCCTTGACGGTGACAGCCCCATAGAGTTCTGGGCTGCATGCTGGCATATGGTCTGGCACGGTGAGTACATTGATGCCTGAGGAGCTCACACTTCTCATTGACGCCGATGTGGTTGCCTTCACCGCTGCATCTGCCGCCCAGCACATCTATGAGGACAGCTTCGGGTACGTCCAGCCTTTTGCCAACAAGGTGGAAGGCGAGGCGATTGTAGACAACATGGTGTTGGGCTTGGAGCTTGCCTTCAAGTGCAGCCATATGCGTTTCATCCTGAGCGACCCCAAGGCCAACTGGCGGAATGACGTGTGGCCCGCCTACAAGTCCAACCGCAAGGACGGCATAAGGCCCCTCCTGCTGGACTACCTCAAGCAGTACATGCGGGACAAGTATCAGGCCGAGCATTGGGCCGAGCTTGAGGCCGACGATGTGCTGGGCATTCTGAACACGGAGCCTCAGGAGTACAGCGGTAAGCGCATCCTTGTTGGCCGCGATAAGGATTTCAAGACGATCCCCGGCTTGTACCACCGCCTGAAGGACTTCGATGTGAAAGGCAATCCGGTGGTCCAAGAGATCACCGAATGGGAGGCCACACGCTTCCACATGTACCAGACCCTCAAGGGCGACATGACGGACGGCTATCCGGGCTGCCCAGGGATTGGCGATAAGCGGGCCGAAGAGTTGCTAGACAATCCGGTACTGCTCAGAGCCACAGAGGGTGTGGTGACCAGAGGCCCCCGTAAAGGCGAGAGCACTCAGCGCTGGGTCTCAGAGCCGACCAAGGATTACTGGGCGATGATCGTCTCGCACTACCGCAAGGGTGGGCAGGGCGAGGAGGAGGCGCTGGTGACAGCACGCTTGGCCAACATCCTAAGGCATGACCAATACGACCGGGAGACCGGAGAGATCACGTTATGGACCCCCGACAGGTTGAGAGGCTTATAGCCGAACAGTTCCGCCTTGTGGGTGAGGATGTCATACGCATCAGTACGGGCAGGATAGTAGACCTCAAGTCGAGCCCACAGGGGTACAAGTGGGTCCGAATAGCCAACTCCGGTAGAACGTGCTGTGCATACCACCGCATCAAGTTCTTCCTCATCCACGGCTTCATGCCCGACAAGGTTGACCATAAAAGCCGGATCAGGGCCGACAACTCTAGGGACAACCTCAGAGCTGCAACAAGCAGTGAAAACTCCATTAACCGCCCACGAAGAACACGGCCGCTGCCCAAGGGCGTCTCCTATGATCAGAGCTGTAAGCGGCGGAAGCGCTACCTTGTGGCGTTTATGTTCCAGAGGAAGCGTCACTACGTCGGTAGGTACCTGACCGTGGAAGAGGCATCCAAAGCGGCTGAGGATTTCATGAAGAAACATCACGGAGACTTCTATGTTAAACCTGAAGGTGATTAACATCTGGGGAGCGCCAGGGGTGGGTAAATCCACGGTGGCTACCGGGCTGTTTACACTTATGAAGATTAAGGGTCATAGCGTGGAGTACGTCTCCGAGTACGCAAAGGACCTGACATGGGGCAGGGACTGGATGGGTCTAGCCCACCAGCCCAGCATATTGGCTCATCAGGACTACAGGCTCTACCGCCTAAACAATCAGGTAGAGTGGGTGGTACTTGACAGCCCCCTCCCGATGCAGATTGCCTACATGGGTGACGCTTGGGTAGGCATCGGGCTGGACCGTACGGCATGGGACCTCTTTGCCCGCTACGACAACTTCAACGTCCTCATAGAGCGGAGCGGCTTGTTCCCCTACGAGGAGGCTGGACGCAACCAGACCTCAGAGCAGGCCATGATGCTGGACAACGTGATAGACCACCTGTTCCACACGGCCATCCTTGATGATGAAGACTTCTCGCTTGAAATGAAGTCCAGCTTTGAGGCCCCCCATAAGATTTACCAGTGGCTCATGGAAAGCGAACATGGAGCCGATTGAGGAGTGGATGACCGCCAAGAAGATAAGGGTGGGTGCCGCAGAGTTGATCTTTGAGGACCCCACATGGGCACAGGGCGATGGCTACTTTCACCCGGAGACCCATGAGGTTCCCATGATGAAGGGCGATGAGTTGACCGCCGTGCCCAGCTACAAGATGCCATGTGACTTTCCACGGTGTCAATGCAGCATGGGTTCGGCTGAGAGGTGCAACAGGCCCAAGGGCACAGTGGAGGAGCAACAGGCCCTCCATGCGTTCCTCAACATGGCGTCGATGGCAGAGCGTACACCCGAAAGGGATATGGTCACACTGCCCAAGCATTACGCCCGATTCCCGATAGAGCCCATTCGCTTCATCTGCGAAAACAACCTGAACTTCTTTCAGGCCAACATCGTGAAGTACATCCTGCGATGGGACGCCAAGAACGGGCTTGAGGATTTGCGGAAGGCCAAGCGCTATCTGGAGATGTTCATCAAGTTCGTCCAGAAGGACCCAGATTGGTGGAAAGCAGCTTGATCGACAGGCCCACCAACCACGTCACCCAGCAGTTAGCCCTACGCCTACATCAGGCCGGGGCTCCATGCCCAGACCTCACGGAACAGCAGCTTGCTTACCTTGAGGCTCTCTTCCCGCCCCGATGCCTCAAGCCCAACGAGATGGTTGAAGACCACCTACGGTACGCCGGGAAGGTGGAACTCATCGCCATGCTTCGTGCCCAGCTTGAGGAGCGGACTGGCGGGGACGAGCATCTGGACCCAACCCTGATGCCCGCCGACTTGGCGAGCGCATAGGAGACAACACAACAAGCATGTGCATTGTGCCTAAATCGAACCCGCAGCAACAGCAGACGGTCCAACAAACTGTGCCATCCCCGGAGCCCACCGCTTCGGCATCCGCTGAGCCAACGCAGATTGGCAGCAAGAGGAAGGAAGAGGACCAGAACCTCTTTGGTGGCACACCGGACCTCCGCATTGATCGAACCACCCCGCCCGCCGTTACGGGTGCTGGCTCTGGGCTTTACCTAGCGTAGTGCCCTCCAAGATGGAAGAGGACGAATACGACCAGACCAATGAGTATAGCCTTGGCAAGGATTATTGCGCTGAGGATGCCTACCGGGACCTGACAACGCGCCGCCAGCCGGTGATTGACATGGGCAGGAAGATGGCCGAACTCACCATCCCTTCCGTCTTTCCTCCCGAAGGCTACCATACGGGCGACCCCTTGCCCGGCAATAATCAGAGCCTTGGGTCTATCCTAGTGAACAACTTGGCGTCTGCCTTGATGTTCATGGCTTTCCCTCCCGGCCAGCCAATCATGCGGTTTGAGCCGGTGGAGTACAAGCTTCAAGCCGATATCGACAAGGACCCCGACTTGTGGGCCGAGACGCAGCTAGCCCTTAGCCGCCTTGAGCTCAGCCATAGGAAGCGCTTTGCGGCCACCCCCATGCAGACAGCCTACACGGGCTACATGAAGGTGATGCTCGTAGCGGGTAACTGCCTGTGGAAGCAAGTCAAGCTCAATGAGCCCACCTACCATCTGCCCACCTGTTACGTGGTCAAGCGGTCCTCCGCTGGGTGGCCCCTGATGTGCATCCAGAAGGAATGCGTGTCGTTCATGACCCTTGATGACGAGCATAAGGCTCAGCTCAAGGAGGTCATGGATGCCAAGGACTACGAGAACAAGAAGCCTTGGGAAGTCGAGGTGGATATCTACTCGTGCCTTAAGTACAAGCCGCCTCGCTCTGGGTCCAACTCTCAGGAGGGCTCATGGCTCTACTGGCAGGAAAGCCACGGGGTCATGCTTGAGGGCACCGAGGTGGAGACCGACATTGACGCTCCCGTTATGTGGCCCGGCTGGCTCATCCCTGTGTTCGGTAACGATTGGGGCCGTGGCTACTGCGAGGAGTACCAAGGTGACCTGTTCACTATCGAGTCCCTTGCGTCCGCTCTGAATGATGGCGCGGCTGCCGCTGCATTGAGCCTGCTCTTTGTGCGACCCGGCCAGACCAGCATCAAGCAAGTGCGTGAGGCGCGAAACCTCAGCATCATGTCTGGGAGTGCCGAAGATGTCACCATGTTCCGCACGGAGAAGACCGGCGATTTCTCCTTTGTGGACAGCCGCGAGGAGAAGGTGGCCAAGCGCCTGGGCTCTGCGTTCCTGCTCAACAGCTCCATCCAGCGTAGTGGCGAGCGTGTCACCGCCGAAGAGTGGAAGCGTATGGGGCAAGAGCTCGATAAGGCTATGGGTGGTCTATACACCTCCACGGCTCAGGGCAATCAGCGCATCATCATTGTGAGGGCCGTACGCCTCCACGAAGAGGAGAGCAAGCAGCTCCCCAAGGTGCCTACCGATGTGGTCAACATTGAGGTAGTCACAGGGATTGATGCACTAGGCCAGACCACAGAGGCACAGGACCTAGAGGAGTTCGCTCAGGCTGGGCTCCAAGCTTTCCCCAAGACGTGGGAGACCAACGTGGATGGCCGGAACTACCTGACACGCTGGGCCGCTGCCAAGGGCATCAAGCCTGATGGCCTCATCAAGAAGCCCGAGCAGCTACAGCAAGAAGCCGCCCAGCAGCAACAGCAGGCCATGCAACAGGAGCTTATCTCCAAGGGCACCGGGCCAGCCATCAAGGGTGTATCTGATGCTATCTCCCAGTCGGGTGGGGCTCAAGGTATCGACCCGCAACAATTGGCCCAGACCCTTCAGGCAGGCCAGCAGCAGCAACCACCTCAGCAATAACCCAGAGTGGAGACCCAAGTGGAAGACAACACGACTACGAATGACCGCGTGTCGGTGGGCATTGAGGAAGATACCTCCTCGGTATCCTTCGACGGCAAGGGCAATACGTCCGCGTCCAGCACCAGCGACAGCATGAACCAAGAGTTCAACCGGGAAGGTGAGGCATTGAGTCCAGCCGACTTGGCCGAATTGGAGGGCGATGACGCAGACCAGCCGGGAAAGCCCCAAGATGGTACGGATGGGGAGGAGGTGGATACCACCGCTGGTGACGACAAACCGGACACCGATGAGCCCGCCGCTGAGCTGCCTGAATGGGACCCTGCAAGCGAGGAGGTCTCAGCGGCCTACGATGGCAAGTACATCACCAAGGATGAAGGTGGTGCGGATGTCCTCAACTTCGAAGCATTCAACGAAGAGTTCGCCAAGGATCGCGGCGAGGGCAAGCGGGACCTCAATGCCGGAACCCGCAAGTTCCTCAAGGATCGCTTCGGCATCTCGGACAAGCTCATTGACTCCCACCTCGCTGGCGTCATTGCGCAGGAACAGCAGGCCCGAGACATCCTGCACAAGCAGTTTGCTGCCACCCCTGAGGAAGGCGAGAAGACCTTCAACGCCATGACCACCTGGGCGAAGGAGAACTTCACGCAGGCCCAGAAGGATCGCTACAACGCTGGCATGCGGGCGGGCGGGGAGGCAGCCTTGGAGCAGATTGAACTCCTCAAGACGCGCTACCTCACCAAGAACCCCAATGGCCTCGGCAAGCAGGAAAGCACCGAGCCGGGCAAGAAGCCGGGCATTGGGCTCCAGCGTCGGGCAGCATCCCCCCAGAAGAACGCCACCAGCGGCGAAACTTCAAGACAGATTTCGGTCCAACCCTTCGCCAACGCAGAGGAGCACCGCATCGCCCAGAACGAGGCTTTGCGGCTCACCGGCAAGGAGCAGACCGAGAAGCTGGCCGAGGTGCGCAAGCGTCTCATCGCCAGTGACTTCTACAAGTAACCCTTAAAGCTCAACAAGAAGGAAACCTACTTTGAGCGAATACACGAACGCAGCATCACGCCCAGGTCAACGCGCACTTACGGGTGATGTCCGCGCTCTCTTCCTTATTGAGTTCGGTGGCATGGTCATCACGTCCTACGACGAGATCAACGACTATGACGACCTCCGCTATGTCAAGCACATCTCGCAGGGCAAGGCGGATACCTTCCCGATCATTGGCCGGAAGCGTGACGCCGCTGAGCATGATCCGGGTGAAATCATCCTGGGCGGCAAGGTCGAGCACAACGATGTGTCCATTGACGTGGATAACATGGTCTATGATGCGATCTTCCTCCCCGAGATTGACGAGCTCCTGAACCACATTGAGGTCCGTGCCCCGTACGCCTCGCAGCTCGGCCAGTCTCTCGGCTCCCTTCAGGCCAAGCGCATCGCCATCATGCACATCCTGGCAAGCCGCAAGTACTACGTCGCAGGCGTCCCGACCGGCGTACCGCAAGGCCAGCCCGCTCCGTTCTACATCTCGGATGCAGCGATGAAGACCTCCGCGTCTGTGCTGGAGTCTGCCTTCTGGAGCTCCAAGGAATACATCTTGGAGAACGACATGTCTGGGCAGGAGGTCAATGCCCGCTTGCCGCACCAGCAGGTTCTCCTTCTGGCCCGCAACTTCGGCCTCGCTACGGACGGCACGGCGGCTAACCCCAATGCCGGTTCCGGCAGCCGCATCACGGGTGAGCTCGGCCAGATCGTTGGCATGCGCGTGAAGGGCACCAACCACATTCCGAAGACCAACATCACGGTTGGCCCGACGAAGTATCAGGGTGACTTTTCCACCACGGTTGGCCACATCGGCAACAAGATGGCAGTCGGCTCGCTGGAGCGTAAGGCTCTCCAGATGACCCTCAAGGACCAGCCAGAGCGCCTGGGCGTGCTGATGATCGCCAGCCAGCTCAATGGCCACGGCGTCCTGCGTCCTGAATGCTCCATCGAATTGGCAACTGCTGCCCGTTAGTAACTCTATGCCCGGCCCCTCGCCAACAGCTCCTAGCAGAGCACAAGGCGGGGGGTCTCCTTGGACCGTATACCTTCGGTCTACTTATGTGTGGGCTGGGTGAGCTTTCTCTCCTCCAAGCCACGATCATCATGTTCTCCCTCCATGCCCTGATCCCCAGCTCACTCCTAAGGAGACCTTCAAGCTATGGCCACTACGTCAACACCTACCACACCCAGAACGCTGCTTGAGGCAGTAAACACCCTGCTGCTGGCCGTAAGGCTAGGCGCTGTGATGTCCCTCAATGCTGCTGACCTCAACGAGGATGCAGCCGGTGCCAAGTCCGCTTTGGATGACGCCTCTAGGGAAGTCCAGTTGCGGGGCTACGAGTTCAACACGGACTGGGACTACAAGATAGACCCCAATGTCACCACAGGGGAAATCACCCTCCCTGAGAACACCCTTAAGGTTCGGGCCGCAAGGTGTAGCAATAAGCGTCTCGTGCAGCGAGGCTTGCGGCTCTATGACAGCAGGCTCCACACCTACAGCATCGGCAAGACTGTCTCCGTGGACATCGTGGTGGCTCTCCCATTCGAGGACCTACCAGAAGGCTTCAAGCTCTACGTGACGGCCTCAGCAGCCCGCAAGTGGTGCCTCCCGAAGCTCCCCGCATCGGCCACCTTTGAGTACACCAAAGAGATGCTCGCTAACGCTCTATCAGCCGCCGAAGAGCAGGATGCCGAAATGGCAGACGCGACGGCTCCCGATACTAGCCCGCATTTCGCCGCCATGAGGAGACGCTCTTAGTATGGCCAAAGTGCCTGTCCAAATCGTTGCAAACTTGGTCCAGGGTGTTTCACAACAAGCGGCGCAGAACCGCAGGGATGCCCAATGTGAGTCCCAGTTTGATTGCGTCAATTCGGTACTTGAGGGTGTGGCAGCCCGCCCCCATGGAGACCTCATCAAGGTGTGGCTCGGCAGGGACCTCACCGGGGCTATGTTCTCGGAGACGGCTCACGGGACCGATGAGAACTACCTCACGGGTGTAACAAATGCCGGTGCTCCTTTCGCCATTGACCTCTCTGATGGTACGGACTGCACGGTAACCATATCGGACCCCACTACGTATCTGGCGGCAGGTTCCGCATCCAGTAAGGACAAGCTGCGGACCCAGGTGGTGGATGACTTCACGTTCATTGGCAATCGCTCTGTGGTGGTCGCAATGGCCAGCACAACGTCCACCCCTAAGGTCAACGAGGCACTGGTGTTCGTGAGGGCAACAGCCTTTGACTGCACCTACAAGATTACGCTCTCTGGCCCCGGCTCAGCTTCGGCTACTGTCACCACAGACCCATCAACGGTCACTGGCACAAGCTCTATAGCCTCAGACCTCCGAACAGCTCTCAATGGCGTGGACGGATACTCTTGCTTCCAGCATGGCTCAACGCTCCGTATTGCCAGAGCTGATGGTGCTGCCTTCACGGTAGACGCTTCGGATGACGGTGGCGATGCCAACATGCCTGTCTTCAACGGCTCTGCTTCCAGCTTCGACAAGCTGCCCGCCCGAGGCTTCTCCAATATGGTGGTCAAGGTTGGGTCTGATGATGGGAATGTAGCCAGCCAGTTCTACATGAAGTTCGTTGGCGATCCGTCCACAGGCGCTTGGCAGGAGACCGTAGGCCCAGGCATCACGACTGACCTTGATGCCGCCACTATGCCCCACGCTCTGGTGTCAACAGGGTTCCGAACCTTTGAGTTCAAGAGGCTGGCATGGAGCTCCCGCATTGCCGGGGACGATGATACGGCCAAGGTTCCCAGCTTCGTAGGCAAGTCAATCCAAGACATGATCTACCACCAGCGGCGCTTAGGCTTCATATGGTCTGCCGGTGTGGTGTTCTCCAAGACGGACTTCCCGTTTACCATCTTCCCCGACACTGTGCAGACCGTCTTGGCTACCGCTCCGGTGGACATCAAGGTCTCCAGCGGGGATAAGCGTGGGGCTTCCGTTCTGGACTTCGGCTTACAGGTCCAAGAGAACCTCTACCTGTGGGCTCAGCGTTCACAGTTCAGGGTTAGCTCTGGGCAAGACCCTTTCCGCCAAGACACGGTGGAGGTTCTTCCCAGCATGGCCTACCAATACGCCCCAGCCGCCTATCCACTGCCCGTAGCCAACTTCGTGTTCCTCGCTACGGATGCCGGGACGTTCGCCTCTCTGCGTGCCCTCCTGTATTCCCAGACGCGGCTCTCCGGTGACACCGATGTGACCAGCCACGTGGGCCAGTACATTGCCGCAGGGGTCACAGACCTAACCGCCTCCGATACCCTCAGGTACGTCTTTGTGCAGAGCGATGGGGACCAAGATGTCCTCTACCTGTTCAACTACACGTATGACGGCGATCAAGGTTTCATCCAAACGGCCATCAACACGTGGCGCATCCCCGGTGGGCAAATCCTCTGGTGCGGGCTGAAGGACAACTCCCTACGCCTCTTCCAGCAGCGGCCTGAGGGCGTGGTCTTCCTGAAGTTCGATTTGACACCTCAGGCCAAGGACCCGATTGCAGGCGCTACGTACAACACGAGGCTGGACTTCAGGGTGAGCGAAACGGGTGTCACTGGGCTGGCCTATGATGCCGATGCCAAGACGACAAGCTTTAAGCTGCCCTACAAGCCCACCGGACCAGACCTAATAGTCGCCACCAGCGCGGACAAGACGGGCGGCTACACCCGAGGCCGCATCTTTGAGATTGTCTCGCAGGCCAACGTTTCGGATGGGCAAGTGGTCACCGTGAAGGGAGACCTCACTGGCTACCAGTTCTATGCTGGCCAGAGGATCACCGCAGAGAGAACCGAAAGTGAGTTCTTTGTGCGTGGGCAGCAAGGGGCCATGCCTGTGGACGAGTTGACAGTCAATAGGTTCTTCCTGTGGGTTGCGGCTACAGGCTACACCCGCGTGGAGGTCAGTGCTCCCAACAAGGCCACCAAGAAGTACGAATTCACTGGGCAGGTATTGGGCGGCATAGGGGCTCACACAGGGACGCCTACGCCATCTAATGGCCACGTCAATGCTCCGATAGCGGACAAGTCCAAGAATGCAACGATACGATTGGTCAATGACAGCTTCCTCCCAAGCTACTGGCAGGCGGCAGCCTATGACTATACCGCTGTGGGGTGGAGTGCTCCATCTTAAGGAGACACCATGCAAGTAGTTGATGCCCGGCCTGAGCACGTTGAGCAATTCCTCAGCAAGCCTATCAGGCAGGATGACATAGATGAATGGTTCGCTGCCACAGGTGGGGACGCCATAGGCCGTACCCTCAGGGAAACCTTCACGGTGGACAATCAGCCGATCTACAGGGCGCTCCTCAATGATAACGAGGAGTGCATCTGCCTGTGGGGCATGGCGCATTCCCCGGAAGGCTTCGGCTTGGTGTGGCTCATTGCCAGCCAAGAGGCCGAGCAGCACGGCAAACACATCCACCGCTATTGGCCCAAGGAGGTCTCCCTGATGCATATGCATTACAGCCGCCTTGTGGCCATCGCCTATCAGGGCAACCCGCTGCATCTAAGCTGGTTGGAGGCAATCGGCTTCGAACCTGTGGCCGCGTACCCTGTGGGGCCGGGGTCCCTCCCATTCGTCACATACGTTAGGGATATGCCATGTGCAACCCAGCATTAGCCGTAGGCCTGCTCAGCGCCGGGCTTGGTGTGGCCCAGACGGTGGCCAGCTATTCGGCTCAACGCCAAGAGTCCAAGACCAACGCTGACAACTCTGTGCAGGCTTGGAAGAACAACCAAGAGCAAATCACCCAGCGTGAGATGCAGGAGCAGGACGCCCTACGCCAGAAGCAGACCCAGCAGAATATCCAAGAGGCTCAAGCCTTGGCGGATACGCAGGTTAGCGCAGCAGCTTCGGGGGTCTCCGGCATCTCGGTTGACAACCTGCTCCAAGATGTTTCCCGCCGTGCGGATGCCAATCGGGAGACCGAGCAGACCAACACCGACATGGTTATCAGCCAGTTGAAGCAGCAGCGTAAGGGTATCAATTCGGATGCCCAAAGCCGGATCAATTCGGTTCCCGAGCCGTCGCCTCTAAGCCTCATCGCTGGCATTGGCTCTGCGGGCATCTCTGGCTTCAACTCCTACACCAGCGCAAAGAATAGGATGCTTTGATGGCGAGAGCGCCCGTAAGAGACATACCGCTATCCGAGCAGCTTAACCCTGTAGCCTCTCCTGTTGACACGTTCGTCAAGCCCGCCCAGTCGCCTCTCCGTGGGTTGGCTGATAGCTTGGGCAGGGTGGATAAGAGCCTTCAGGAGTTCCTAACCATCAGGGACCAGAAGGCCGAGCAGGATGCCGAGCTCCAAGGCAAAGCTAGGGCTCTCTCCGATGATGCCCCTGAGTTCGCCAAGATGGTCACCGATGGGACTGTCCCCGCACAGTACTCGCCTTTCTACGTTCGGGGCTTCAAGAATGCTCAGGGTGCGGCGGCAGGGGAAGCTCTTCGTACCAAGTGGAGTGACGCCTGGGATAACTGGGATGGGAAGAACAGCGATGACCCTAAGGCCTTCGATACGTTCTTTCACACCTTCATCTCCAACAATGTGGGCACTACGGACCCCGATGTGCTACGCGGCCTCTTGCCCACCGTTGAGGCTCTCCAGCAGAACGCCACCACCCAGTACACCCAGTACCGCCATGACCAGACCGTAAGCGGTAGCCTCACGGCGCATGGGGCCGTCATTTCGGGTAACGTCACGGATGGGCTTGATGCTGGCCAGACGCAGGACGGAGGGGCAGACTACCCGGCGATCTTCGGGAACGTCAACAAGGTGGTGGCTGATAGCTTGGCTAAAGGCGATCCCGGTGGCAAGGCCGTGGACACCTTCATTGATGTCATGTCGGCCAAGACCCTTGAGAGCCATGACCCCAAACTGCTCGATTGGTTTGACACCAAGGTCCCCGGCAAGGATTACACCTACGGCCAGACTCCTCATGGTATCGAGGTGAAGAACCGCACGGTTAGCTCTCTGGAGTCCCTTGCAAGACAGCAGGCGGCTGGGCTTACGGCTGCCGAGAAGGCGAAGCAGAAGCAGCTAAAGGATGATGCCCAGAGCGGTATCATCAACGGCATCCTTCAGGACCCGAGCGCTCCGTTTGACGAAAAGCTCCTCACGCAGGCTGAGCAGAATGGTGACCCTCTTGTCCGAGTCCATGCCCAGCAGTGGAAGGATGAGCTCACCAAGGGGCAATCAGACCCCAAGAAGCTCTCCAGCTTTTATGACGATGTGGTCTCAGGCCGTGTGCCTCCCCAACAGGCTCTCATGGAGGCACTCTCCAACGGGGTCTTTGGCACTGCGGATGACATGAGGGCGGCATCAAGCTTCGTCCAGAACTTCAAGACCAATTCGGATACCATTGAGAAGTCTCTCGGTGGACAGGTCTCCAAGCAAATCCTTGAGACGATCCGGCAAAGGACCGTAGCCAAAGACCCCACCACCATGAACCCCATTATGGGAACATCGGATGAGGGCTTTGAGGCGAGCTCTGACTTCCGGCAGTTGGTTACCCGGTGGATCATCAACAATCCCAATGCCACCCAACCGGAAATCGAAGAGCAAATCCAGAAGTTCGGCAAGCAGATCACGGACAGGTTCCAGTTGCCTCCTGGAGGGGACAGCCTCACGGATGCCCTTCAGTATAACCGCGATCCGAACTTGCCATTTGAGAACCCCTATGACCAGCCCAAGACGCCAGACCAGAGCGAGGCCACAGGGACCGATGTGCAGCAGTGGGAGCAGACCAACAAGATAACCCCCGAGCAGCATCAAATCCTCAAGGACCAAGCCGATAGGGCGGGCATGGGGTACGATGAGTATATTCGCTCTAAGGCCCTGAAGAAGACAGAGAGCGCTCCTCCATCTCCGGGTGGCGCTGTGCTCAACAAGGTGTCCTACGATCCTCAGGGCAATGACCTTGGGGAGGGCGATAGGGCGGCTGGTGGGGTTACCCCTGAGCAGGCATCGGGCTACATTGACCAAGCCTTTGCGCAGGCCGATCAAGCCAAGCTGTCTGATGACGAGAGGGCTACCACGCTGCTTGACCTAATCGGGAAGGGCGAGAGCGGCGGGAATTACAATGCTGTCTATGGCAATCAGGGGAACACTCGGGACCTCAGTCAGTACAGCCTTGATGACATCCTCAGCCAGCAGCAGCAGGCCCGTAATGGCGGGATAGACTCTACTGCCATCGGGAAGTACGGCTTCCTGTACAAGACCCTCAGAGGTCTCAAGGCAGAGATGGGTCTCTCAGGCAACGAGAAGTTTACCCCGCAGCTCCAAGACCAAATGGGCCGGGCGCTCCTCAACAGGCGAGGGCTTCAGGCCTACAAGGCGGGACGTATCTCCAAGGCTACGTTCGCTCTGAGCCTCAGCCAAGAGTTCGCCTCACTGCCCAACCCCAATACAGGCCGAAGCTTCTACAGCGGGGATGGGCTTAATGCCGCCCGTGTGCCTCGCTCTGCGGTCTACAGCGCTCTGGGCTTCTCTCCGGTGAGCTACTCTCCCAGTTCTGGCGATACGGCTAACTTGACGTTCGATCACCCCGAGCAGGCATCTGGGGTCAAACAGCAGCTCACGGCGGCTGTCTCCGATGTTGGCCGTGAGCTCGGCTTTGGGCCAGAGATCATCAGCGGCTACCGATCGCCTGGGCATAATGCCGCCGTTGGGGGTGCCCGTGCCAGCCAGCACGTGGAGGGGAACGCCGTAGACATCAACATTGGGTCCCTCTCAGATGAGAAGAAATCACAGTTGGTGCAGGGCCTTATAGCCCGAGGCGTCAAGCGCTTCATCACGTACACCAATGAGCCCAACATGCTCCATGTGGACCTTAAGGACCAGAACGGAGATGGGCGACCCTACTTCATGCACGACAAGTCTGCCCGCAACCTGAGCCGAGCCCCTGAGTGGTTCCGAGCGATAGCAGGCGGGCCAACCATATAGGAACCTGAATGGACCCCTCCGAGTTCGCAAAGACGTTTGGTGTATCATCGCCACAGCAGACCCCCGAGCAGACCCAGAACTCGGCCCCTCAGGTAGACATCCCGGCCACGCTCTCGGCAGCTCAGAACCTTGTGGGCTCCATGCAGCAATCGCAGGATGCCGGGGCACCACCAGCGCCAGACCAGCAAGCCACAGACCCTCAGGCACCAATCCCTCATGGTAGCTGGGCGGATGCGTTCTCGCGTCTTCCCGGCATCCTTGGTGACAGTGCTGCCGAGGAGTCTCAACCTGCGCAGGCGGCTGCTGGTGGTGCCCTTAAGTCGGTCTTTGAGACCAAGGACTTCCTGTTTGGCGATACGCCACGCGAGCAGCAATCTCCCTTCCGCCAGAGCGTTGAGGATGATGTGGACCGGCTCCGTGCCGAACACCCTTTGCTCAATGGCCTCTCGGCTGGCATCGGGCAATTCACCGTGGCCATGATGGGTCTCGGAAAGCTGGGCATGGTGGCGAAAGCCTTGCCGTATGTGGGCGAGGGGGTTGCTGCTGTGGAGGGCATAAAGGGCGGCTCTACGGCGCTTGAGGCTGGCAAGGCGGCTCTTGCCGGTGCCATTGCGTTCGATCCTCACGAGGCCCGCCTATCGAACCTCATTCAGGATACCCCTCTGGCCAACCCCTTCAATGCGTGGCTCTCTGCCAAGCCGGGGGATAGCGCCGCTATGGGACGCCTGAAGAATGCCATGGAGAGCCTCGGGATGGATGCGGCCATCATCGGCACATTCACTGGGGGTCTGAAGATATGGAAGTACCTGAAGGCTGGCGATACGCAGGCAGCAAGCCGAGCCGTTACCGATCTTCAGGCCGAGCAGACCGCACACGTAGCGCAGGAGCAGCAAGCCAATGCAATGCAGGCATCACAACAGGCTACGCAGGGACAGGAAGCTCAACCCCCGGCTGGACCTGAGGCTGTACCTCAGGCTAGCGAACCTGGAGCTGGGCCTACCGGAACCGAGCCCGTGGCAACTGGAGTTCCTGAAGGAGTTTCACCAGAGGTCAATCCGAATGCGACCCCGGAGGCAGCGAAAGCGGGGCAAGAGGCCGCTCAATCCGCCGACATCCCGGTAGACATCTCGTCAACCCCCACAGCCGCCACAGAGCAGGCCGGTGTAGCCAAGCCTCAAGCCTTCAAGCCGGTCACAGACTTCAAGCCCAGCGAAACGTCCTCCATCCTAGACGACCTCCCGGTGTCTCTTGAGAACGCCGAAAAGGACTGGGACGCGATGGAGAAGAATGGCGGCTGGGCGGGGACCATGGAGGCGGGCCAGAAGCTCAGTCCCGACATGGGCACCTTCTATGACCGCTTCAAGACGGACACCGATGTGGACCACATGATTGCCCTTGCAGTCAGCCACAAGTCCGAAGAGCTAGCGGCCAAAGGCTTCAGGGGAACGCTTACGGATGCCAAGCTCCAGCGGCAGGTTAACGCCTTTGCTTCCCTTGCTGGTGTAGATCCAGCTGGGCTTGCGGGTATCCTCCAGCAGGCAGGCGAGGCGAGCAGGACGCTCACCGCCAAGATGATCGTTGTGGGGTCCCTTGCTGCCAAGACCTTTCAGGATGCCTCATTGATGGCCATGCGGCTCAAGCTTGGGGACTTCTCGGAGTTTGGCAGCATGGAGGCCATGAAGCAGGAAATCTCCAAGCGGTTCTCAATCGCCACGACTTTCCTCAAGCTCACCGATGATATCCGCGCTCAGGGTGGCCGTACGCTTCGCGCCAATAGGGGGAAGCCTTTTGACCCCTCGCTGTTTGAGGGCGTCACAGGGGACCGCTTCTATGATCTTCTCGCCCAGGCACAAGGCCGTCCCCAAGAGCTGAAGCGCCTTGCCGACCCATCGCTGTACCGCAAGATACTCGATACGGTTAGCTACATGCGCATCTCCTCGCTGGTATCCGGCCCAAAGACCCAGCTTATCAACATCATGACCAACGGGTACATGCTCGGGGCTCGGCCTATGGAGCGTATCCTTGGGTCTGTCCCCGGTGCCTTGACCGGCAGTGACGCCAGTAAGGCCCTCATCAAGGAGAACCTTAGGCAATACTCCTATATGGGGTCTGCCCTGTATGACGGCTTCGGGGAGGCCGTGAAGGCTTTCACCCGCAATGACGGCATCCTCAAGCCCCACAGCTCGGAAGCTTTTGGCCCTAATGCAAGCTGGCAAGTTCCCGGTACGCAGGCATTCAATGCTAGCTACTTCAAGCCGTGGGACAGCGTGCCGAACCTCATGTACAACGCCCTGTCTGTCCCGCTGTCGGCTGCCGGTGTGGCTCCTCGCCTCCTCGGTGGTGTGGACGAGTTGGTCAAGCAGATCACCTACAGGTCCAAGCTCGCAGCTCGGGCCAATATGGAGGGCACAGAGCAGGCCGTAAGGGCTGGGCTCAAGGGTAAAGCCGCAAAGGACTACATCAAGAGCTACACCGCCACCCGGCTGGACAATGCGTTTGACGCTGAGGGGCGGGGTGTTGACCCTGAAGCCCTGCGTGAGGCCAACATTGCGACCTTCCAGCAAGACCTCTTGCCGGGCACTCTGGGCAAGAACATCCAGACCCTCATCAGCAATGACAAGACTCAGCTCATTAGGCTCATCCTGCCATTCGTGAAGACCCCGACGAACGTCATACGGTACGGCTGGAAGATGACGCCCGGCCTCAATATGCTTCAGGAGGAGTATCGCCAGATGCTATCAGGAAGCTTGGGGCAGGAGGCCAAGTCTCAGGCAATCGGGCAGATGTCCATGGGGGCACTCTTCATGGGGGCCGCTAGTTACCTTGGTGCTCAGGGGATGATAACGGGTGGTGGACCTTCCAACCAAGGCCTAAAGTCCCAGCTCCTCGCCACCGGCTGGCAGCCTTACTCAATCGTGGTCCAGCATGATGACGGCACAAAGTCCTACATCCCGTTCAACCGCTACGATCCTGTTGGCCTGCCTCTCGGTATCATTGCGGATATCCAAGATGCTATCCACATCATGGGCGAAGATGGCGAGAACACGCCGGAAATCTCTACGGCAATCGGAGCGTTGGGCCAATCGCTCGCCAAGCAGTTTACCAGCCGCACCTATCTGCTGAGCTTGAACCAAGCGCTGGACGCTCTTCAGGACCCCGGCAAGCGTGGCGAGCTGTTCTTTGGAAGCTTGGCACAGAGCATGGTCCCGTACAGCGGAGCCACACGCCAGCTCTCCACGGACCCCTACCTCAGGGATGCCCGCACGATTGCTGACAAGATGACGCAGGCGATACCCGGCCAGTCGGAAAGCCTACCGCCTAGATACAATTGGCTCGGCCAGCCGGTACTCAATCGGCAGGGCTTGTGGTCTGATGACAATGGGACGTTGGTCGATCAGGAAACCCTTAGGCTCGGGCTTGAGGGCGGCGCTGTGATGTCTCCCCCATCTCCTACGTGGAACAAGGTGGACCTTCGGAACATCACGCTCACCACCGGGGAGAACGCCTACGTGGCGTACCAGCGGTTGGCCGGGAAGCCTGGGCCTAACGCCAAGTCTCTAAGGGACGTGGTGGCCAACATGATGAGGACTTCCGGCTACAAGAGGGCTCCTGATGGAGACCTCGGGACCAAGGGCACCAAGTCATGGCTTCTGGCGGGCATGGTCAACAAGTACCGTGAGGCTGCCTCTAGGCGTATCCGTGCGGACAAGAACGTACGGGATGCCCTGCTGGCTGCACAGCGCCGCGTGGTGGACCATTACGCCCACCTGAAGCAGACCCCTCAGTCCCAGGATGGCCAAGGTTCCGGCTCGGTGCAGAACATCATTGATGGCTTCGGGGCCAGCAGTAAGTAATTATCTCGAAAGGAGCGCCACATAGATGGCAAGCTTTAACCGGGTGACGGCATCGGGGAGCACCAATCTGTTCTCCGTGCCGTTCCCCTATTTGGACCAAGACCACGTGCATGTCTCTGTGGATGGCGAAGAGGTTTCCGCTGGGCAGTTCACGTGGAGTAGCCCATCCCAGATAGCCCTGACTGCTGGCAACCCGGAGGCCGGGGCCGTGGTGGAAACCTATAGGCTTACTCCTGTCGGCGCTATCGTACAGTTCCGAGCTGGCAACTTGGACATTGGCGACCTGAACGTAGCCACCTTGCAAGCACTGTATCTGGCCGAAGAGGCGAGGGACCGCAACAACGACCTCAAGGACCGTGCTTGGCTAAGTCCTCACTATGGTCCGGGGGGTCTTATCACGAAAGGCCCATCCGATAGGCTGCCGATATTCGATGCTCTCGGTAACCTCGGGCCGAGCGGAACATCCTTGTCGGTTCTCCTTGGGCTCTTGTCTGATGCGATCACCGGAGGTGGGGATGCTGTCTTTGCAACAGCCCTGGGCCTGCGCGATATCAACGTAAAGGCCGGTATCAACACGATACGGACGAACGGCTACTATTCTGCCGGGGATGCCGGTGGCTGGGCGTATCGCCTCAAGGCGGCACCCGAGGCCGATGAGCCGGGCCAGTTGCTCTCCAATGGGGATACCCTCAGGTGGGCCATTGTGCCGGGCTTTGGGCTATCCGCTGAGGTGTTCGGTGCGGGCCGAGCTGGGTTTGAGACCGTGGACGACACCGATGCTTTCGCCAATGCGTTGGCCTTCATGGCTCTCCATCCCGGCAACTTGCAACTCCTCTCTCCGGTTTACAAGGTGACCAGCTTCCCGGTTGTCCCTGATGGGGTCCACCTCTATGGGCAAGGCGGCGGGTATATCTTTGAGCATACCACTAAGATCATCTTCACGGGGACAGGCTCAAGGTCCTACTCCATCGCCGGTGCTACCGCCACCACCGTAGCTAACCCGAGCGTTGGCGAGGCGTACCTTGCCGATAGTGGGACTCGTGGAAATACGTACACCACGCTTGACCTCACGGTGGCTTTCAGCGCTGCCATCATCCTGGGCAAGGGGTCCGGTCTCCATAGCATCGGCTTCTATCCAGACCTTGACGGAACGGATGGTTACTATGTCGATAGTCCTGATATGGCGGCTGACTGGGACGTGGGTGTCTGGCTGCGTAATGCCGACGCCTGGAGCATGTCAGATTGCTCTTTCGCTGGGCATTGGCGTAAGGCTGCCTGCTTGGTCTCATCGCATGATATCGGGGATGGCAAGGTGCCTAGCTGTGAGAAGGGGCGTGCGGTTCACTGCTTCTTTCAGGGCTTCAGGGGCGTGGCCATTCGCTCGCCTCAGACCATCACCGGGGACAACTACGGGTTTGCCGGAACCAGCTTCCTTGATTGCCGCATCGGGCCATTGACCCACCAGTCTGGCTACTTGGCCACATCGTCCCATCTGGCTGCGCCCCTGAGCTCACCCTCGGGGTGCTTGGAGATGAGCGGCGGGGCTATGCGCGGCATTCAGTTCATCGACACTACGTTCATTGGGCCTGATGACATCTGCATGATCTTCGACAAGGCATCTGAGATATTCTTCACAGGATGCTACGAGGAGGGGCAGACCGTCAAGGTGGGCGCTGGGGTCCTCACTAATGGTGTGGGGTCTCGCATGGTTGGGACCGTTAACACCTCTCGCATCATCTTCAGGAATAACGCCAAGTTCGCCGTAGACTTCACGCCATACCAAGGGCGGGACGTGGGACTGGGCTCAGGGCGGTACACTGCGGCTGGCGTGTGGGTCCCCCTGTCGTCGGACGATGACGACTACTCCGAGCAGCGCTTCGGTAGCAACCTCGGGCCAAAGCTTCGAAGCTCGGCACAGAGCTGGCGTGTGGTTGACCAGAATGATGGTGTACCCATGCAGATGTCCAACGCTGGCATCCTGTCATTTGGAAGTACTGGGGGCCTACTCATACCCAACGTCACGGCAGCCCAATTGGCTAGTGCCACCGATGCCATCAACACCACGGGAAAGTATCTCTGGAAGTTGGTCTTCAATGCTACCACGGGCATCCTGATGCGTGCCAATGGAGGGACCCCCACCTCCACATGGAAGAACATGGACGCTACTATCACCGTATCGCCAGCTTAACGGACGTAGCGCTCAGCCACCTCTCCATCATCGAACTGCACTAGATACAGGCCGTTTTCCTCCAACGGCTCCAGCACGAGGGCTTCGCCCTCATCGGACGGCATTAAGTTTAAACTCACGGAGTAGACCCTAACGCGGGCTCCACGGTCTGGTTTCGTCTGTCTCTCAGTCATCATTAACACCCCACCCTGCTAGAAAGATTTGCACCTTATGCGGGCGTGAATCTCGTTGCAAGGGTAAAGTTTGCAATCAGGATACCAACGGTTGAATGAAGCTCCCGACGAGCCAGCCCGCAAGGGACGCTCCAATGCCATCCTTACGTACGAAACTGTCGAGCTGCTCAACCTGGGCATCCAAAAGGCCCTGCTCGGCATTGAGCATCTCACCAAGAAGCTTGACGATGAGCACGCCCTTTATATCGACCATGAGGCCCGCCTTCGCATTCTCGAAAAGGCTGAGGCCGGGAGGTCATCCTCCACGGGCTCCATCAAGTTTCTCTACCAAGCCATTTGGCCAGCGGCGGCATTCGGTATCGCCCTGCTGAACTACCTCAAGTAATCCACTCAGTCCCAACACAAGGAAGACGCACACATGTCCCTTTCCGCAGGCTTGCAGAACTATATCCTCGATTTCCAGATCAATGGCACCGACACGGCAGCCAACACGGACCAGGACTTCATTTCGCCGGTTGATGGCTATATCGAAGAGCTCGGCACCATCATCCAGTCGGCAGTCACCACGGGCGGCACCATTGCGGTCAAGACCGGCGACACCCTGACCAACACCGTGGCTGGCCTCACGCAGACCATCGCGAACGGCGCTACGAAGGGCACCAAGCAGACCACCAAGGCCACCAAGCAGTCGGCCACCCGCAAGGTATCCAAGGGCGACCGCATCAATCTGGACCTGACAAGCTTCGCCACGGCGGGTGCTGTCAACGGCTACATCCTCATCCTGGCTGCCGACACGGACGGCGTAATGCCCTTCTAACGAATGGGATATCCGAGCAACGAGCCTGATGAGTTTGGCGAAGAGGACAGCCCTGAGACACAGGCCCTCTATGCCGAGCTTGAAGGCAAGACCGTACAGGAAATCCTCAGGGAGGGCCAGAAGGCTCTCTTTGTAGACCTTGTGGTCAAGGTGCGAAACGGCAAGGCTAACCACCAAGAGAAGTCCATCCTGAGGAACCTCCTTAAGGACAATGGCTTGGTGCTGGGCATTCCGCCTGAGAAGCCCGCAGAACAGACCGCTCCTGTGGACCTCCCGGATTTCGAGACGCCAGACTACGAGTAAAGACTGCATGCCCCTGCCTTCGGGTGGGGGCCTTTAGGCGTGGGCACGGCAAGGGACCATCAGGTTACGCCTCCATGAGATTGGCACCATGCTCACACCTAAAGCTTCAAACGAAAGGAGACCCTATCATGTGGTCCAATGTAATTCGATTTGCCAACTGGCTGCTTCGGCTGGCTGGCGTGCGTGATGGCAGCGAAAAGGCCGTCGAAGAGTGAAGGACTTCACCAAGCGCGAGCTCAGCGTTGGTGACAAGGTTGTCCATGGCGTGGGTGGACGATACGGCGGACTTGACGGCCCCTATTGGGTTCTCAGCTTCACGCCGAAGATGGTACGCCTTACGAAAGAGAACCACGCTGGGGCTGAGGTCTATAAGATCGTACCTCCAGGCAACCTCGTAAAGGTGCCCGCATGAAGAAGTCCGTTGGCTTTATCGTCTGGCACGTTCCTTCGGATGAGCCTTGGGATGGTATTCGGCGCTTCAAGGTCTGGTGCAGCCACAAGATGGCAATGGCCCATGGGGGAAACTGCAAGGGCTGTGAGGTCCGCGAGGTCTTCGTAGAGGTGCCGGTTGGCTAAACTTCGTGATCCCCTCAAGGAACCCACCGAAAGCCAGCGCCTAGCCACCCACGCAGCACAGCGCCTCAAGGACGAGCGCAAAGCCTCCGGTGAGCTATCTGCCAGCCAGATCGCCAACTCCTCCCTACGCCCCCCTGCTGCCCCGCCTGTGGCCGTTATGCCGGGAGCAACCCTTGAGCAGCGCATCAGGGCAGACTTCCGGGTCTTCCTCACGCTCGTCTGGCGGCATCTCCTTGGCAGCGACCCCAATCCCATCCAGCTTGACTTGGCGTATTGGCTCCAGCACGGACCAGACCGCGCCATCATCATGGCTTTCCGTGGGTTTTCCAAGTCGTGGATTACCGGGGCCTATGCCCTGTGGCGGCTTTACTGTGATCCTGATGAGAAGATCATGGTGGTGTCGGGCAGCCTCAAGCGTGCAATCGCTACGTCTACGTGGTGCTTCAGCCTTGTGATGACCATGGACCTGCTGGCCCACATGCGGCCTAAGGCCGATACCCGCCAGTCAGCCACAGCGTGGGACGTTGGGAATTGCATTCCGGCTCAGTCTGCGTCCTTCACTCCGTTTGGCATTGGGGGTCAGCTCGTCGGCTTCCGTGGTAGCTGCATCATCCCGGATGACGTGGAGACCCAGACGAACTCCCTCACGCTAGTCATGCGGGAGAAGATCGAGGAGGCCGTCAAGGAGTTTGAGTCCGTGCTCACTCCCGGTGGTGTCATCAAGTACCTGGGCACTCCGCATGACGTGGACAGCCTGTACATGAAGCTCCTCCGCTTGAAGAACGCAGCCGGGGCACCTGTCTATCAGGCTCGCATCTGGCCCGCCCTCTATCCGAGCACGGAGGAAATCAAAGGGTACGGCAAGCTGCTGGCTCCGTATATCCTTGCGCAACTCAAGAAGCTCGGGCCTACAGCCGTGGGCCACAGCACCATGCCCATGCGCTTCCCCGATGAGGACCTTGAGACCCGTAGGGCGGCTATGGGTAACTCCGAGTTCCGCCTACAGTTCATGTTGGACCTTGCGGGCTCGCTTATCGATAAGTTCCCGCTCAAGCTCAAAGACCTCATCGTCATGGAGCTGGCTGCCAATCAGGCCCCTGAGGAAATCGTATGGGGTCCCAATCCGGGTAACCGTGAGCAGGACCTTCCGCTCATGGGCTTTGATGGTGACTACCTCCACCGGCCTGCCCACGCAGGGACACACTACAGCCCGTACAGCCGCAAGATTGGCTATCTGGATGGATCGGGCAGGGGCACAGACGAAACCTCTCTGAGCGTCCTTGGTGAGCTGTTTGGCCGTGCTTTCTGGCTGGACCTCTATGCCACCCAAGACGGCTACGGCCCGGCCACGCTGGAAGCTATTTCCAATATGTGTGTCCGCTGGGATGTCTCCACGCTCTACATCGAGGCCAACTTCGGGGACGGCATGATGACTGCCCTGATGCGGCCTGAGCTCACCAAGGCGTGGGACCGTGAGGCTGCCCGCCGTAAGAATGCCGGTCTGTCTCCCCTTGAGCGCACCGGTACGCTTATCGAAGAGGTGAAGTCTGGGGCCGTCCAGAAGGAGAAGCGCATTCTGTCGGTCCTAGAGCCCGTCACACAGCAGCACAGGCTTGTGGTTAACCGGGAGGTCTTCCTCTACGACCGGCGCTCTATGGAGGCTCTGGATGGCGAAGATACACGGCACCGCTATGCCTTCAACTATCAGTACACGCACCTCACCCGCGAGAAGGATTGCCTCGGGCATGATGACCGTTTGGAGAGCCTTGCCGGTGGCTTGGCGATGCTGGCGGCTGAGCTCGGGGTTGACCCTGAAGGAATAGCCCTCAGAGCCAAGCTGGAGCGCAATGACTCGCTTCTGGCCGAGCTGGAGGAGGATGCATGGGACCAAGTGGGTAGGGGCTCAGGGGGCCGCTATAAGGACACCAGAGTGCAAGCAGCGAGGATACAGACGAGATGATAACAGACATCAAGATTGCTACCCACTTGACGGCCTTGCGCCTGTTCGGGTGGTTTCTCCTCATCGTCCTTGGCTCTGTGGTGGCCGCAGGCGCGTTTCTTGGCGCAGCTATCCTAGTGGCCATTCTCCACGAGAATACGCCTGTGTGGTCTCACTGGGCCACGCTAGGGGCATGCCTTACGGCTTTCGTCTACTGGTGTTGCTGGGAGCTTGCCCGAGAGCAGGAACAGGTGGCCGAGATTGAGGCCAAGCGTAAAGCATTTCTGGAAGGTGCCTTCGATGATCCTCACTGAACAAGAGGCTAAGACCAAGCTGTGCCCCTTCATGTCTTGCCGTAATTCCCAGTCCAAGGGAGCTGACGGCGATGGCGTTGTGTTCTGCCAAGCGTCCGACTGTATGGCGTGGCGCTGGGGCGACAACTCGGGGCCTGAGGACTTAGCATGGCGGCAGGACAAGCCGCTGCCCAAAGGCTTCTGTGGGGCCTAGCTTTCAGGTAGTCGCTCTTCGGGGCGGCTATCTGTCTCTCTTCGCTTTTGCTCTCAGTTCTAATTCCCTTCGTATAGCAGAGGGCGGCATACGGTTGGCTATATGTATATTCCCTAGACCACCATTGTCTCCTTGAGGGAAGCTTTAGGCTAAATCCTTATTCCCTTCCTATAGCAGAGAACTCAGAGCCCACCCCAGGGCTTTACCTATATGTATATTCAATAGGTATTAGTGCTCAAAGTGACCTACTTCATGCCACCCAGCATGCCTAGGCACATAGCCACACCACATGATAACCCCATGGCTACAGCATTGATGAGGGGACATAGCAACACAGAGGACATAGAGATGGACCTACAGGCATTCACAATGCTGCCGAGCGTAATGCAGTACCTTTGGCTCAGCATAAAGCTATGGGCCTTTGGTTCCCGAGGCTGGTAGGGGTCACACATCTCAGAGGTAACCACGTGGCAGCGGCGACAGGCATTTCCCCCCGTGGGGCTCATCGCGCCCCCATGCGCACAGAATGGCTCCCAGGCGTGCCCCAGCGCCATGCGGAATGGCTCCCGAGGGCATGCGCGATGCTAACCCGTTGTTTCCATTGAGGTGAAATGTCCTTAAGGGAGGACATATTGCCCTCTTAGTGCCTACCTGGGTGCTTGGCTAGATGCTGGGCATGATGCGGCAATGAGCTTTATACCACATCGATATCTACCAAAATGGTGACTTTGACCGCAGGTATATGTGGGGTCTCAGGCAGCCCTACCGCATGCCATCCATCACGCTTGTCATGTGGCTATGCATGTAGCTTGGCATGCGGCTACCTGCAAAAAGTTCACTAGGGGGTGTTGACAGCTTTGAGGAGGAGGCGCATAGGTAGGCACATGGCAAGGCACATGGCTAGCCACACAGCAACGAACACCTAAGGAGACATGCACAATGATTACCGTAAGCAAAGCACTCACCTACATCAACGATGTCCACTGTGGTTACCTCGCGTTTGCCTGTGAGGACGGCCTAGTGGTTCGCTCTGAGATGGTTGACACCTGCAAGGACGTGGGGGAGCTGCCAGAGTACGCTAGGTACGCACTCATTGGCAGCAAGATGGATGGCAAGTTGGTGGACTGCAAGTATTATGATGCTGACCGCGTAGAGGAGGACTTTGAGGTGTTCCCCATTGTTGACGGCATGGTGAGCTTGAAGGCCATCCGCGACCACATGGGATACTGAGGGCTTAGCTTTTAGGTGACTTCAAGCACAGACCGCTTGGAGCATCCTAATGGCTAACCATAGGAGCACCCAACGCCATGACGCCTATCACTTGGTTTTTCATCACGGTCAACACCATGATTATCTGTGTGTCTGCCGTCACTATCACCTACTTGAGCCACTGAGGAAAGCACCATGTTTACGCATGAGGACAACCGGTATCGTTACGCGGTGAATGTGAAGACATACAAGGACACTGCGGCATCTTCATGGACACAACACGCCACGCTAGGTGGGGCAATACGCTCCGCTAGGTCGCTTATCGGTGGCCGCAAGTACCGCATAAAGGACATGGAGACCTGCCTAATCTGGGACAAGCACACGAACGCCTTGCTTAGCGTGAATGCTGCCGAAAGGCTCCTCAACGCCTAGAGCTACCCTTAGGCCTACCTCACCGTAGGCCATTGGCTAACCCTAGAGCAACTGAGGAGAATAGCACCATGGCACGCGTACACTCTCGCAAAGACTTCGAAGCGATCATCATCAAGGGCAGCCCCAGGTTTGCCCGTTGCGCCTATGCATGCGTGATCACTCAAAGCACAGCCTACCCGGATGAGCGTGCTCTTTACCATGTGGAGACATTCTATGGTGAGGATGGTCGCAAGGTACGCTCTGAGGCACAGCGCTATGGCCGTGAGATAACATCCGGCAAGCGTGGTGTCTGCGGCTACCGGAGCCAATACATACCGTCTAACTTTCCGCGTGCTGGCTTGCCCAAGCCCGAGGATCAAATCGAAGTTAGATAGCCACTAGAGCTGCCCTTAGGCCTACCTCACCGTAGGCCATTGGCTAACCCTAGGACATGGTTAGGTGAATGTAGCCACACGCTGGGCATGGTGCTTAGCGCGTATGGCGAAGCTTTGACGGGAGCTTAGAAGCACAATGACACAGGCAATCACCACGAAATACTCTGGGCCTAGCAGTACGCAGCCGGGACGCATCATCGCCAAGTGCAACTCAAAGCGCATGGTGGTCTACTACGATCACGGCTTTGACACGGAGCGCAATCACCACAGAGCCGCCATGAAGCTCGCCACAGAGATGGGCTGGAAAGGCTCTTGGTGCGTGGGGGTGCTGCCGGATGGTGTCACCAACGTCTACGTATCGAACGGGCATAATGCAGGCTTTGCGCCCTTCGTTGTGGAGGTATGAGGCCATGGCGAAATTCAAAGTTGGCGATAGGGTTACCTTCACTAACGACTATGGATTGGCCTTCAAGGGCAAGACGATAGTTGGCTTGTCGCAATGGACGTGGGAAGGTGCAGACCCACAGCAGCGTTACTTCTATGCCCCCAATGATGCACCTTGGTATAGCGTGCCTGAGTCTAGCCTCACGCTTGAGCAAGAGGACGATGCGCCCAATGCCTAGCAAGACGCACCCCTACATGGTCACCCTTCCACCAAGCGATTTCGAACACCAAACGGAGGTCACTTTGCGCCAGGAATTACGCTGTTATCATGGTGCTTGCCAACGCGAAGCAGCACTCATATTCTCGCTTCTAGTCCTCTTTCTGGGGCTTTTCGGCTGCATTTTGATCCTTATGGCCGCTCTGGAGTAGGTCCATACGAAAATATTTTCAGGCATCACAAAGAGCCCTCTGGACACCCTCCAGGGGGCCTTTTGCTGCTTACGAAGGGAATAGCAAGATGCGGGGCAAAACGCACCCTTTGAGCCACCCCAGCGGCTACGGCCCATTAAAATAGTTCTTGACGTGACCACGTGAAGTATGACCACATGCCCTCACCACGGACCCCTTAAGCTCAACGCATCTCATGTTGCCTAGGGTGGTCTGGTGGGTGAGCATGCACCATCGCAAACCATGGACAACGTGAAGGACACACACCCATGACCAATACCAAGAGCACACTTACGGCAGGCGTAACGGAACACCTCAGCGATACACCCGACATGATCGGCTTCACCGGCAAGACCATCGTTATCACCAAGCAGGGCGAAGAGGGCGGCTTTGAGGTTGATGCCTTCAGCGGCGTGGTGCTTCGCCACAGCAAGAACGCAGAGACCGGCCAGTGGGAGGGCATTGAGCTACCTGCATGGGCTGAAGGCCTCACCAATGCGCTGCTGACCGAACGCCACATCTTCTACACGTCTCGCCTCGGTGGTCTCTACACGGACGCCATGAAGCAGCCCGAAGCGCTGTGCTACGAGGACCTCTCCTGGGTCCACGTCACGCCGCTGGAAGAGCCCAGGCAGAACGAAGAGACCGGCCAGATGGAGCACGTGGAGCTTTCCGAGGTGGAAGCCGACCACGAGTTCCGCATGGGCATCATCGCAGAGGTCACCGGCATTGCTGGCGATGTGGACCTCGCTGAGGGCACATTCGGCAAGGATGCGCTTACGGTCGCCATCGAGCGCGACAATATGCGAACCGAAGAGGAGCTCGCTTCCATGGAGCAAGCCTCGCGGGAGGGCTTCAAGGCTGTCAACGGGTAATCAACTGCCCGCTGAGCTCCACAGCGACTTGAAGTAACCGAGAGGGCTGGGCCAGTGATGGTCTGGCCCTTTTGGCTTTCCTAAGGGTAGGAGCCCATTGTGGGCCTGAGGAGAGTACCATGTTGCCTTTTGACGAGAATGACCCATTGGACATGGACGGCATATCATTAGAGGCCATCAAGGCCAGCCTAGAGCGCCGGGGGCTGCTATTCCCGAAGCATGAAGCATCCTTGACGCTAACGCACAATGACCACAAGAGCGTTTACGAGACGGTGGCCGAGCGGGTGGCAGACGATCCGTACTATAGCGATGCCGTTCACTGGGTGAGCGAGGAGCAGCGCCAGAAGGCCATAGCCTCCAACGAGATGTGGACCCTTCACTGGTATCCTCGCACTCCGGTGGGCTTTTGCGTTCTCCATGCTTGTGACCTGGACGTGCTGCTCAAAGCCGCCAACTCGCCCGATTAATGCACTCTGCCATCACCGGAGGCAATCACTAATGCAGACTGAGACCCTAGACCAAGCCTTAAGCCGCATCTGGCAAAACGAATGGCGGCACATGCGGAGCGGCCCCACCTTGAGAAGCCAAGCGGAGATAGCCGTACGGGCCATATCGGTGGTCCATGAGTTTGGCGTATTGCCTCACGTAGTGGGTGGAGAGCGGTACATCAACAGGGAGCTCAAGGTTAGCGCTGTGGAGCCTCACCACATCCAGCAAGCTACGGCCTATTGGTATTCCGAAGGTGTTAGCCCAGCCACGATCACCAAGCGCCTCAACTGCTTGTCTAAGCTGGGGGTCAACGTTGATGGCTGCCGCGTGAAGGTCCCCAAGCAGCTCAAGTGGCACCTGAAGGAGAGTGACAAGCCAAAGGTGCTGGCATGGTGCCGTGAGCAATTCGAGAAGCATCGAGTGCCTTGGCTTGACATCCTAGCGGACTACATTGAATGGACCACAATCACCGGCCTCCGCATTGAGGAGAGCTTGTGGCTAGACCTGGGGAACGACTTTTCGCCAGACTATTCGGCTGTCTCAGTGCCCGGTTTGAAGACGGCCACCAGTCAAGCCACTTTGCCGCTTGGTGCTGAGGCATCTGGAGTAGCTTTCCGCCGTAGCTTCGCGTCTACCAGCTTGATGTTCCCCATTCCGTATAAAGACCTACAGGAAGCGTGGGAGCTCGTCCGTGAGCACTTCGGCTGGCAGCATGACCCTACAGCCACCCTCAAGGCCCTCCGACGCTCAGCAGCCCGCTATCTCCACGTGGACTGCGGAATGCCGCTCCATATGGTCCAGCAATACCTCAGGCACGAGAGCATGGACACCACGCTGGAATACTTGCGGCTGGCTGGCGGGTATGGCACTGAGGAGATGAGGCGGTATCTGAGATGAGAAAGGCCGCTTGGTTCGCCCTAGGGCTTCTCGTGGCTGGGATGTTCTTCCAGCTCGGCATCTTGGCTGTGGTCCACCTGCTTGGGCCTTAGGTGTCATCCCACCAACAAGACACTTGGGGCTGTGTAACCTGCACAGCTCCTCCATGGCCTCAGCTCGGCCAGCATCGCGCTTATCCCTTTCGCTGGCCGAGTGGCTCAACCAGCCCCAGAACAGCGCCAGCACTATGGCAGCCATAAAGAATTCACTTAGGCCCAGGTTGCGTAGCATCCTTCTTCGTTCCCAGATCGTACCTCGGGAACTTGGTGATAGCATCTTGCTTGGCTTTTAGCGAGACCCTGCCGTACTTTCCACCCTCAGTGCTTGCAGAATGCCCGCAGATTGCATCCAAAACCTTCTCCTGTATGTCCACATCTCGGCCCATGGTCTTGAAGGTGTGCCTCCAGCCGTGGTTAGGCGCAACATTGGGGTCTGAGACCACCTTGCGGATATGCCTTCTGAGGTTTTCCCGCTGCTGGTTCGCCATGGTGGCCGTGAGGGTCTGGCCCTTAGGCACAGCCACAAAGAGATAGCCAGCTTTGGCACTCTTCACGAACGTCTCAAGGCCCAGCGCAACGAGATGCTCATGGATAGGCACCACGCGGAGCTCTTTGCCCTTCACAGTGCCAGCCTCGGGTGTGATCCTTAGGACGCCATCTGTGATATCCTGCTTGCGAAGCTGAATGATTTCCGTAACGCGAGCCCCGGTGTAGGCACAGAGCCACGGGACCCAGTAGAATGCCTCATCGATCTTCCGCCAGTCGCTCGTAGCCAGCAGGATAGCCTTGACCTCATCCGCCGTGAAATCCTTATCGCGTAGCTTCTTGTCCTTGCCTACCATGACCACAATGCCATCCGTAGGGTTGGATGCCAGACGCTTGTCCGTCACAGCCCACTCAAAGATGGTCTTCAAGCCAGCCAGCTCGGGATTGCGAAATGCCTTGGGCTTGAGGAGCTTGCCTGTGTGTGGATTGGGCGTGGTCAAGCGATGGTCCTTGAAGCGCAGCATATCGTTGTGCGTAATGCGGGCCGCATCGTCATGCCCCATGAAGGCACCAAGCCGGTTGATGGCCCGACGATAGGACAGGTAGGTATTCTCGGCCAGCCCAGCCGCCTTGGCAATCGACCACCAGCTTTCCAAGAGCCCCTTGAGGCTCACCTGGGCAACCGTAGGCTGGAACGTCTGGGTCTCCCACTTCGGGAACATCTGGAGGCGCTCATCTGGCCGGTAGTCTCCAAGGGCGTAGCGTGCTGATTGCTGGAGGGCTTCACCTTTGAGCCGCCTCAATGCCTCAGCAAGACGCTCACGCGAGGCCACAGTTACGCGAGGAACGCCGTGCTGGGCCAAAAGGGATGAGACCACTGCGTCGTAGCTCTTCGCTTCCAGAGAGCCGTCTGTGTGGGCTGGCATATCGTCTGGCCTGATGCCTGCGACCACAAGCGACACAGCGTTCAACATTTCGGCCTCCTCGATGGCTCCAAGGGGAGTTAGAACCGGCTCAGGATCAAACAGATAGTTGAGCGTATTGTCTGGCGTGGAGTTGGCAGACCCAGCGTAGAACACCCCGGCCAGCGCTGTGATTTGCTTGTGGGTGAGCTCAAGGGGCTGCTCAGTGCGGAGGCCGTGAAACCAGCGCTCAATGCAGTCTAGGGCAACCGCATGTCTCGCCTTGGCTTCCCGTGGGTCTCGTGTCCGCAAGGAAAACCTAATGCTCTTCGTTTTGGGTTTGATCTTGATGACAATGCCGTCCTCGCCAAGCGGAATGGGCAGCGAAGAGCCAGCAACACGCTCCTTCAGATCGTCGGGAATGCGCTTCAAAAACTGTAGGGTTTCAACCCCATCTCTTCGGCTTGGTCTAGCTATTCGCAGTCCCATTTTGACCCCCTCAAGTCACACAGTCATGTTACACAGTCGAAGGTTTCTAAGCATTTGCAAATACGTTCTTATATGCTACATAGGCGATAGCGCAGCAATAGGGAAGTAACGGGAAGTTATATCTGCTGGCCACGTCCCGCTTGATTTCATTACGAAATTTTGGGGCATTTGCCAAGCATGTAACACACTCCTGCTACACACTTTTTTGCCCTCAGTTCTGCGACTGGACGAGTAGCTAGACGCCTAGCAAGGCACATAGGAAGGAATACGGCTGTGCATAGGGCTACACTTGATAAGATACCCCTAGTAAAGACCCTCTTTTATGTTGACGCTGAGTTAGGCGCTATGGTACGTACGGAGATAAGGCGAGACCCTAATACAGGGCTTACCTTTACCAGCAAGACCATAGTGAATTCACAGAAACCATAAGGAGTGTAGACTATGACTACCCCGAGTACATCACCGAAGGCCCCCCAAACGCCCTCTCAGTCTGCAAAGACCGAGTGGGAATTCACCGCAGACTTTGACGTTGGGCTGCCTCCCCCTGAGGCTCCCCGTGTGACCCGCTCCACGGAACTGCCCTTCGCCGCTAAGTTCTTCAGCCCCGCCATGCAGGCAGCGCTTGAGGGGAAGCAGCCCCACAAGTTCATACCTAAGGCGTTCTTCACAGGGCGTGCCGATAAGCCCGAAAAGGTGGACGGTTCGTACATGAAGACGAAGGTGCGGGAGGCATTCAACAAATGGCTAAAACTACAGGCTCAGCCGGTTCGTGAAGCCCTCGCAATCCTCCAAGTCGAGCGTAAAGGCGACGAAGGGGACTACAAGGAGCCCGGCGTTTCGGTCTGGATTGTTACCGCCAAGCCGAAAAAGGCACCACCCGCAGTATGATATGATGATTGAGAAAGTGGCCGTAAGATTAACAAATTGCGGCCATTTGCTTTTCCCCACTACCAGTGGCCTGCTGTAAGGTGACCCCACTGTTAAATCATGTGTATTGCAACGTTCGGAAATCCTAAATAGGAAAATAAGCATAAGGTCGAGCACATAAGCTTTCCCTTATAAGGCGAGTTTTGAGTAATGCCAATCAAGACTAGGGGGTAAAATGGACACGTTGGAGTTACAGGAGGACCCCTTCATCGGGGAAGACGGTCCTCAGGAAACCATTGAGATAATCGATGATTGGAAGCACGGAGACGACCCGCAGGCCCATCCCCTGTGGGACGAGCAATTGAAGCTAGAATATGGGATGATGCGGTCTGGGGCCAACAAGCTGCGAGACCAAGTGATTACCGCCACGGAAGACCGGCAGCTCACCCAGGTGGCAGTAGTTCGGGGTCTCATGGTGGACTGGCTGCCGGGTGTCGCCCAGACACTCAAGGACTGGTGCAGGGTGTGGGACAATCAGCGGGGCGTAAAGCCGCGCATCTTGCCCCTCATGAAGACCATAGACATGCATATGGCCGCGCTTGTGGGTCTCCGCGAGATCATGGACCGCATCGGCCAGAGCAAGAACACAGTGCTCAACATCGCGATGGAGATAGGCCGCACCATTGAGTATGAGCAGCGCGTTCGTGCCTGGGAGAAGGGCTCCGAAAAGGAGCGGGCTCTGTGGTTCAGCGAGCAGAAATCCATGCAGCGTGACAAGGTGACGACTGGACACCGCCGCCTCCGCAGCATCAACCGTTTCAACCATCACCTTAAGGAAGGCAACTTCGATAGCCTCACGTGGGACAATTGGTCCACCGATACGCTATTCCGTGTAGGCTGGGAGGTCATGGATGCCGTTGTGCGTCACACCGGATGGTTTGAGGTGCAGGATGACCCGGAGCACGTCTACAGGAATGGCGGGAAGAACAGCCCTAAGCTGCTGCTTGTCGTCAAGAGTGGCCTCACCGACTGGCTATCCAAAGCGCTGGACTACGCTGAGATTAACCAGCCGGATTTCAGGCCCACCATTATGCCACCCAAACCGTGGACCAGCAGCCGTGACGGCGGATACTGGACGGCCTACGTTAAGCCACCCCGCTTGGTTCGCTTCAAAGCATCTCAAGAGAACCAAAAGGATAACGCAGCAGATGAGTACGACGCTCTGGATATGCCACATGTGTATGCTGCGGTCAATATGCTACAGGATACTGCCTATAGGGTTAACACAAGGGTACTAGATGTTTTCTCCCGAGTGTGGACGGAACTAAGGTGGTCAAGCGATAAGGCATACTTACCGGAGCTCAGGGACCGCGACTTGCCACCCACCACGGCCCGCATGCAGCTCCACCGTGAGCTCAACCGTGGGAGGCGAGGGGAAGACAGGACGCCGCCCGATGAGGAGACCGCTCAGGAAATCTTTGAGTGGAAAAAGAAGGCATCACCCATCCACGCCTTTAACGGGAAGCGGGCCGCACGCACCAAGGCTTGCTCGGCTACCCTGAGGATCGCCACTGAGTTTGCCAAGTATGACGCCATCTACTTCCCCCACATGCTTGACTTCCGGGGACGTATCTATCCGATACCAGCCTACTTGCAGCCTCAGGGTAACGACTTGGCGCGTGGCCTTCTGACCTACGCCACCGAGGCACCCATCACGCATGCAAACGGCGGTATCAAGTGGCTGGCTATATGCTTGGCTTCCAACTGGGGTCATGACAAGAAGTCATTCACCGAGCGTGGGCAATGGGTCTATGACAATGAGGAGCTCATCCTCTCCATAGCCGAAGACCCTTATGCCAACGATGAGTGGTTCCGTGCAGACAAGCCTTGGCAAACCCTTGCGGCCATCTTTGAGTGGGCAGAGTACCGCAAGGCTGAGGCCCGAGGGGAAACCTTCATGAGCTCATTGCCGGGCATGGTGGACGGTACATGCAACGGCATCCAGCACCTCAGCGCCATCATCAGGGACGAAGTGGCGGGCGAATACGTCAACCTCATCCCAGGTGAGAAGCCTCGGGACATCTACAAGTTTGTCGCTGAGGACCTTCAGGCCAAGCTTGAAAGGATCGAACGGGCAGGCGGCTCACAGGGAGAGCTTGCCAAGTGGTGGCTGGAGCTCTGCGACCACGATCTACCCCGCACGTTGACCAAACGCCAAGTCATGGTGCTGCCTTATGGAGGCACGAAGGACAGCTTCTTTTCGTACACCCGCAAGTGGCTGGATGATAAGGACCCGGTGACCGAACGGCTGGACATTGAGGCTGCCAAAGCGAGAACCGAGAAGATCACCTTCTTGACCAACCTGATGTGGGATAGCGTCAAGGAGAACGTGAGGGCAGCCGAAGAGGTCATGACGTGGCTTCAGGATTGCGCAAGGGTGGCCGCTCAGGAAAACCAGCCAATCTACTGGGTCACTCCGAGCGGCTTCACCGTCCGTCACTTCTATGGTGTGCTCAAGGATAAGCAGGTTGATCTAAAGCTTGATGGTCAACGCTGCCAAGTTCGGCTGGGCGAGAGAACCGCCACGCTGAGCGTAAAGGAACAGCTTCAAGGCATCTCCCCGAACTTCATCCACTCGCTGGACGCAAGCTGCCTTGTGGATTGTCTTAATGCCTGCCGTGATGTCGGCATTACGAGCTTTACTTCCGTGCATGACGCCTACGGCACGCATATGGCCAACATGGATGCGCTCTCTGCGCTGCTCCGTGAGGCTTTCGTGAAGACCCATGAGGTGGACGTTCTCGGCCTTTTCCGTCAAGCCTGCATCGAAGTGTTACTTCCTGTGCTCATCCTGCGTGACGGTCTAGACCCGCTTGAGGCGTTCGAGAAGGCTGATGGCATGATGCCCAAGCCTTTGGCCCACGGAAAGCTGGACCTTAAAGCCGTTCTCCGCTCGGAATATTTCTTCGCCTAGCATGCTCTGAGTCTATTCCCTTCGTTGTGGAAAGAAGCTCGCCTTTGGTTCGGCCATCGGCGGGCTTTTTGCATTCTAGCCACCCACCACACCAAGGAGCAGCCGCCCAGTGACCCAGCATGTCCAGACCGTAATCCGCATGGGCGCTGCCCACTATGACCTCACCGTCACCGACGCATCCGGCAGCTCCAAGCCTTTCGACCTCACCAAGGCCAAGCGCTACGAGAAGGCCGAGATGGCACGCCAACTGTGTGAGGCATACGGCATCACCGATCCGACACCATCCCCAACGAAGACGAGGAAGGCCAAGCACCATGGCAAGCACCACCGAAGAGACCGGCCTACCGGACAGCTATCTGGCAAAGCACCCATTCGACCGGACGAGACTCGGGATGGTGCCAAGAAGCCAAGCCGCCGACGCGGCGCACCTCGCCCTGTTCCAGCTTCAGGACCTACCCCGAACTGAGACCATGATGCTCGGCATTGGGGTGCTCTTTGCGGCCTTCTGCTCCCGCACCGGGACAGACCCACAGGAGCTTCACGCCATGGGCCTCGCTGTTCTCAAGGAACGTACCGATGGTGACGTACCCACGAGCAACAGCTTGCAGGTTCTTCGCGACTTCGCTGCCATCCGCGTGATGGGCGAGCAGACCACCTTTTACTGAGAGGGATACTCAACATGTACGGAAAGTCATATGTAGCCGCGATGGCTGCACTCTTCGGATGGGCCGACAGCATCAGCATTGTGCCCGACATCCAGCTACCTCCCACGGTGGTCTTTGCGCCAGCTCCAAGCCGCAACGCACGGAAGCGCATGAGGCCGGGCCGCACGTACCCCCATTCCAGCGCCAGACAGCAGGCCCGCTTCAAGAAGCAGCTTGAGGCCGGGCATCACGCTAGCTGGGCATAACTCCGATGGCCACCCTTTTGACACGCATCTGGAAGGCTGCCACCGGGGCCTTCTTTGAGACCGAGCTAGAGGCCCTCACGGCTGAGAGGAAAGCCGACTTCAAGAAAGCCTACGTGGCTGCTTGGAAGGAGGCGGGCAAGCAAGACATGGAGAACTACACCAAGGCCAAGGCTCTCTATGATGAAGCATACGCTCAGGCAGGCATCGGGCGGACCCACATGAACCACCCCGAAGACCCGTCATGGAAGTGGAAAACCCCTCCGGACTTTTCGGATAAGCTCTTCGCTGAGCTTCAGGAGAGGAACCTTCTGGCTCCTATCGTTCTCAGTACCCCGCCTGAGGGTTAGACTGGCAAGCACTACCCAAGACGATGACCGAATGTCGCCCTACAAGTGAGGTGAGATGACGGGCATGTAGAATACATTTGCGAGGCCTCCCTAGCGGCGAAAGCTAGCGGCAGTCTACTCGCTCCGAACCCATTGAATTGGGCTTTAGGGCAGCGCATTGCATCGCCCAGCAGGTTACTAGGCAGGTTGGTTGCGAGACACCACGAACCCTAGACCACGAGACCAGACCACATGACTGTTTACGATCCCCTACAAGATGCCGCATCCTGCCCCGACTATAGGGGTTCATGGTGGCTGCGTAGGGAGATCAATAAGCCGCCATCACGCACCCTAGAAAGGACCATTATGGCAAGCAAGTATCAAGACTCCCCGTTCGGCATTGGGGTCCACATCCACGTGAACAAGGCCGACAAGGGTATCCCCGGCAAGTTCGAGACCAATCCGACCTTCAAGGTTGACCTTGAGCTGGACGGTGAGGAAGCCCTGAAGTTCAAGGAGCTGGTGGACGCCCAGGCCGAAGCCGCCTTCGAAGCCTACAAGCTGACCGAAGCCTACGAAAAGATGGCCCCCAAGGCCCGCCGTGAGCTCACTGTGTTCCGCCCCTACGAGGAGGAGGAAGACGAGGAAGGCAACAAGACCGGCAAGATCATCTTCGACTTCCGGCAGAACGAACGCATCAAGCTCAAGGATGGCACCTTCAAGGTCATCAAGATGGGCATCTATGACGCGAAGGGCAAGGAGATGACCAAGCTGGTTCGATCCGGCTCCGAGCTCCGCGTCAAGTATTCGTTCCGCCCAATCAAGGCTCCCACCACGCCTCCGCAATATGGTGTCCGTCTGGACTTCATGGGGGTCCAGGTCCGCAAGCTGGCTGAAGGCACCGGCGGCATTGGGTTCGGCGCTGTGGATGGCTACGAGGATGATGGCCAAGGCGGCTTCAGCAACGTGGACGACGATGCGGGGCAGCCCGGTGGTTCCTCCTCGGATGGGGACTACTGAGCGCCATGCGTACAGCCTCCGTCCAGACCCACAACACGCGGCACGGGAAGGTGGCCTCAAGCACTAGCCCTGTGCAGCTCTTCGCCCCGGCAGGTTCCATGAGCCCGACCATTGGGCGCTCCATCTGGAATGACAGCACGGCAATCCTCACGATTGTCCACGGGCCGACAACCGACTTGGCCACCAACTTCTCCGCTCAGATCGCCGCAGGGGGATACTACGAGGTGCCCTTCGGCTATGTCGGTGAGATATCGGGGCAATGGGCTACGGCTAACGGCTTCGCGAGAACCGAGGAGTTCGTCTAATGGGTCTTCACGATCCGGTGGGCAACGGCGGTATCTCAATGGGGCCTCTGAGGTTTAGCCACGAGGCGGCTGTGAGCCATGAGCCAGAGGCTGGGCAAGAGGCTACCATAGAGCAGCCGCAGCCCACCAAGAAGACGAGAGCACCACGGAAGCTTAAGGAGGGCTAGACGATGCCCTTATGGAGTGGACCTTTGGGTCCACGCGGTAACACGCATAATGCCGCCCTCGCCGCAATACAGGGTGGGGGTGTCTTGCCTGACGTCCCGCTGCCTTCGCTGCCGCTTGCCGCTGGCGCAAAGTTTGCCGAATTCGGGCACTCCTTCGCCGCACGTGGCTATAACAGCGCAAGTGCATCAGGCGTTCTCACCGGCAGCACCAGCTACATGCGCGGTGCCTATTCGTGGATCAAGTTCTTTGATCAGCGCTTCAATGTTGACTTCTGGCCGTCAGCGAACTTGCAGAGCTGGGATAGCGTTGCGGGGGGTACGGCACTGAACGGCGCAGCCTTGGGCCTTTCCGGTGATCGCCTTACATTCGTTCAGACCACCGCACCCGGTCTGCTTTACCGGATGCCTTATCTGCGCTCCAACGGCCCCGATATCGTCGGCATTGTGATCGGAACTAACGATATCGAAGATCTGGTCAACACCCAGGGCATGAGCGCCTCGGATGCTGCGACGACAATCCTCGCCAACTACGATCAGCTGCTCACGTCCATCTTTAAGGCCGGCATCTGGGCAATCCCCTACACCATCATCTCGCGAGGCACTTGGCCACTTAGCGGCGCGGCAGATAATTGCCGTCTGCTGGTCAATGCGCAGTTGAAGGCATGGAAGGATGCAAACCGACCCGGTCTATATGCGGTCGCAG